TTGATGTTCTAAATTGTATTTAACTGCTAGGTCGATAATCTTTATTCCTACACTAGACTGTAAGTTATGAAGGTATTGTTCTATAAGGTTCATGAAATTGACTTCCTCATATTTTTATTTTTGTAGTGACTTCAAATCTATATAAATTATCTGAAGGACTAAGCTTAACATTATTAATTTGTCCTAAAGTTGTTAATTCAATAAATTCTACTTTATGTGTTTTTACAGATACATATACTTCAACTAAAATATTAAACTCAGCTTGTTTGTTATCTTTTACTGGATTTGTTTTTCCATAATGATCTTCTTCTTCAAATCTTAATTTAATGTAATTTGATTGAACTTGTTTATTAGTTAAATGAAGAGTATCTAGTGTTTTAGATATTCCCATATATGTTTGTACAGGAAATGTTAAAAGATATTTATTACGGTATTTTATACCATCTTGTTTAAACTGAATAGATATATTTTTTATATGTTTTGAATAGTTTGTTTTTATAGCATTTAAAACATTTGTTCGAAGTTGGTTTGATTCTAGTTGCTCTTGCAGTAAAGGGTTAAGAACTGTATAACGTTGCTCTTGTAATATACGTTTCTGATAGATATTTTCTAAGTAATTTATATTTGTCTTGTTATGTTTCATGTTAGAGTGTCCTTATTGTCTGCATATATTATATAGTTTATCAATGGGCCAATACTCTATTCCTTCTTGATATTCTCTATGGGAATCAATGTTAATAGTTGGCCATTTATCTAATGTTATATACTTCCATTCGTTATTAATTTGAACTTGACATTGAGCATGATAGATACCTTTATTAGATTGAGGAGTCTTTTGAATTTCAATCCTTGTTGTGTAACCAAGTCTCTCAGCAGCTAAACAAGCAACAAGTGCTGCTTCTTCACAGTTAATACTATCAGAGTTCTTTATATTATGAAGAGAACATGCTGTTAAAAGAATAACTAATAAAATGAGTGTTAGAATAAGTTTCATTTGTAAGCTAGTCCTTTAATTAGTTTCAGCTTTAATTTGTTGATATATTTGTCTTACAAGCTGTATCCATTTCTTAGCTTTTGGTTTTGTATTAGCCTTTATAGTGAAAAATTTTTTTATAAAAAATATCGTAAATTACGTTCTTTTCAAAATCGAATTTTTTTGTACAACGTAGCACATAGGTACCTTTTGTAATCGTACTTCGAATCTCGTCGGGTTTTCTAGATAGAATTATTTTTCTAGCGATAGAATTATCTTTCTGGATACGACTACCCTCTACATACGTTAAGTCACTGTTTCATCTTTCTCCCAAACAATCTTGTATGCAACTATTATATCATCCTTATCAAATGCAGTACAATCATCACATACTCCACGATTTAGGTTTACATCTCCTATCAAATATTCCAACCCATTTTTTAATCGTACTAACATTCCTGGTTTTACTAAACCTCTAAAGACAAGACTATCAATTTCTGTTTCTCTAAAGTTATTATTAATATAACAAGGACCAAAAGGAATATTTAATTCAATCCACCCTTCATCATTATTTTTCATTTTTCAAATTATCCTATTCATTTAGCAGTAAACTCACTTATATACATACTTAACCACATTATTCCTGTGATAAAAATTATTATTAAGACTATTAATTCTTGTTTCACTTTATGAACCTCCTAATATCTTTATACATAGCATGATAGCAACAATACAATGCTAATACGATGTAACCCCATACCAAGACACATAACATAAAGTCTAAGATAGATTGTTTCATGCAGTTGTCTCACATAATAACACCTTATGGTACAGGATTTGGATATATATTTTGTACAGGATCTGGATACCTTTTAGGGTATGTCGGCGCAACAATATAATCAGCAGGATTCGTTTGCTTCAATCCAGTAAAATAATAAAACTCTTGCGTACGCTTTTGTAGCGCATTTGTTGGCTGTTGAAACGAATCTAAATACCACGGACTCGCGAACACATCAGCCAATGGTTTATTATAAGTCATATCCATTGTCCGATAACTATATAAATCAGTTGGATAAGTATATAAGTCTTGACGAGCATCATAATATCCACGATCGTTTGAATGGTTCCAATTATAATTATAGCTCTTAAAATCTATTGTTGAAAATGTATCTGTCTGACCATTTGTTTGCGTTATAAACTTGATTGGGTCACCTGTCTGTTCTTGACAAAATCCATTTGGATTACAAGACCAACATACAATAATCATTAAAACCAAACCTAGAATTTTTTTCATGTTCCCTCCTCTTGTTTTTAACTTCTCTAATTAAGAAAAGTAGACAAAAAAATAAGAATGATCTTATATACTTAACTAGTCACTTTTAACACTTTATTACCTTTCTATATTATGACAAGGATTGTTTCTTAACAAAGTATCCTATTAGAATCATTATGGAATTTGTGTTAGAAGTTTTTATTGGCTTAGTCAATTTTCTTGGTCTTAACATTAACACATTATATAATTTATGCCATTCATAGGAAAACGCCCTACGCATACTTGCCATTTTTAAACTCAGCCATTGTTTTAGATTGTTTGTCATATACTAAGATGGTTACTTCCTATTACTTAAATATGAAGATAAAAAACGTTAGGAACATGCTCGCTTATTTTTTTTCCTGTCGAAAAATCGAATTATAAAGTATGTTAAAAACAAAGTCCCGGCAAATAAATACATAACGAATGCTGCACTCCAATAAGAATGTGTGAAGCTCATTATAAAAGCAAACGCTTCGTTGTATCCTAGAGGATTGAAAAAAAATGCTAGGGCTAGAATTATTTCCCTCAGGTTGTTCCTGTTTAGCACTGTCATCCATACGTCCTCCTTAATTAAGTTCTAAGACCTTAGATGTAATATTAGATTGTCCATATTCACTTAATAGCGCAATAACCTCTGATGGATAAACTAACTCTTGAATTGCAACTGTTGATGAATTCTTTACACCTAGTGCTTTCTTATATGATCGATAAATGGGATTCAATATATGACTGTATTCTTCTCTTAAATCAAAAAAGTAATTTAAGTCTTTGAGAAATATAGCAATGATTTTTATATAATCATCTAAGAGTATCATAAATTGTTCATTCTTTAAATTACTAAGACCACGTAATTCCGTTTGTATTAACATACTATATTTAATAAGAGACCCAGATGGAACGTTACCAGCTATCATTTCTATATTACGAAATAAAAATGATATAATACTAAACACAGTCTTATCATCTAACTTATCTTCTTTAATATTAAAAATCTCACAAAATAAAGATCTATAAAAAGATATCAACTCTTCTCTAAAAGTATGATAGAATTTATTTGCATCTACAAATGCAGCCCTATGAGATAATTCATGAACTGTTAAGTTAGCAAGAAAGTTATTGGATACATAACTAAAGATATTAGAATCATTAGATATTAAGATAACAACTCTTCCATCTACTGGATTAAAGAACCCAGCAATTGATTTAATTCCTGCTGGTCCAAACAATCTCCATGCAATATGATGAAACAATCCTTTTTGTAAAAAGCATGGGATTAATATTTTCTTTGTAAGAAATCCCTGGACTTTATTTACATACTTGGTAGTCTTATCAATTTTACTTAACGCTTCAATATATTTTTCGTTTAAATGATCTGACCCATATAAAGGAGCGTTATCTAATTTAATAATTTCTTTTAAACCAGTGGGTGTAATAAAGACTTCTTGTTGAATGTTATTTAGATTATCTTTTAACATTATATTTCTCCTATTGCTTTTTATACCAGGAGAGAACATCTATTAACCCGCCTGTCTCAGCTATTTTAGATATGTTCTCTTGAATGTCTCCCATAACCATCTGGTTTAAGTCCGCCTCTGGTGTTTTAAAGTTCGTATTAACATGTGCCACTAGATCATCAAGAGACTTGGAGTGACTGCTGGTATCTAACATAATACCTTGTGGATCATACTTCTTAACATAGAAACATAATGCTGACGCCAAAGCTAAGTCATCATGACAGTCCTGGTCAGCTTCAACCCTTCCATTCTTCTTCTGAATCAAGCCAGCTAACTCTAAAGCTAACCGCTCACTCCGAATGATCTCAGGGAATTGGCTCACATACGCATATAATGCATCTATCATCAATGGTCTAGTTTTTATATTATTACTTAAACCAGAAACTCTATTCTCTTCCCCTCTCTTTTCTCTATAAACCATCCATCCATATTCACTATCCTCTAATTCTTCTATTACTTGATTACCATATGAATTACTTTCAACTACAATGATCCCTGGATAATCATTTGCTGCAACCTTTGCAACTTTGACTAGGTCTTTGATTTTTCCTTTATGTTGATATTCCCACACTTGTTCTAATGTTTCATAATCCCAGACAGTTATCCCAGATTTATCTAGTCCATTTTCTGGTGCTGAATCTATTCCTATAATATATCTCTTCAAGGACTCTGGTAAACTAAAGACCCAGATTTCTCCATTAAACATTTTATAGATATTAATTGGTTTCTTAACACAGTTTTGAACTGTTTCTATAGTTTGAGCATCAAAGAATGATCCTTCAGTTGGTAAGAACTTTAACTCTAATTCTTGTGCTATCTTTCTTGCATCATTATCAAATAGAGCACATTGATTCTTATACCAATGTGGATCATGTGCTAACTCTGGTATTTGTTTCCAATGAATAGTAAATGGTTTGAATATATCATCTCCAGTTAAAGAGTTACTATATCTCTTAAAGAAGAATTTACCTACACCTACTGTTTTATTTGGAGTTGACAATATAATAGTTCCATAAGGGATATTCTTAGCTCTTGCTTGTTTTTGGTTTGTACTTAAAGCTGGTACCATAGCTGTCCAAGCTTCTTCTATATAATTAACGAATGCAGCTTCATCTATAACTAAGAGTGTAATTGCTTTTCCTCTAAGAGTTTTAGTTGGAGCATTTGGTGCTACTGTTGATGCATATACTTTAGATCCATTTGTTAATATAAATGATTGCTCAGTTCTTTTAGCAAATCCTCTACCTGATTCTCCACCTTTTGGTTTCATCCATTCAGGTAGTTTCTCTACCATTCCTCTAATTGCGCGAGCAAAATCTGTAGCTTCTTTTCCATCTTTACTTATTAAACCAACTACTACATTATCATAAAAGATAACTAACCATGCTGAATATGCTTGAATGATAGTTGATATTCCTATTTGTCTACTCTTTAATGTAATGACATAATGTTCTTTATGTAGTAAGTTTATTAATTCATTTTGTTTTTGATATGGTTTGAATAATTGATCTCCACCTGGTAATTCTAAATAGACATACGTCATACAAAAGTAATTAAAATTAGTTTTACATTTCATAAACTCAGAAACATAGTATTGGGCTTTTTGAGTTTGTTGACTAGTGATTTGATGTATTTGTTGGGCCATACTATTAATATATTCTCCCTTTTCATGATTCTACTTTATTATTTGTTCCAGTTATTTATCATCTTTTAAACAAAAAAAATAGAGTTAGTTTTAACCATAACTCTATTTTTTTTGTACCTGAACGGAACGTAGATTCTTAGCCGGCAACTTATGCCTCAGGATTCTCCATATTCAACATAGACAAATCTAAATGATCCTGATGGGGATGTATATCCGGTTGACATTTCGTGTTAATAGAACTGAGCATTGTCTCTACGAATATCCTAGTATTCAAAGAGAGAACTTCAAGAATATCTTTCTTCTGTTTTTCAGATAACTCGGAAGACAATAATGTTGATAGCTCTTTAGCTCTTTCAATTACTCTCTGCCAGCCGGTATTGTAAGGATCTTCTGGGCAGCAACCTAGTATATCTTTCAATTTCTCTGGATGTCTTTTTCTCCATTCCCTTTGGTATTCTGCACTAGCCATAAATTGTTCCTTTCATGTTTTAGATTTTCACTATTTTGAAAGTAGAAAGCTGTTAGGAAAACCAACTACTTCCTAACAGCTTTCTACACTTATACTAAGTAAACTCTGTAACTGGTTTGTGGGCGTACATCAATTTTCCACTTTGCATGACAGGAATCACAAGTACATGTTTGATTGTCAATATCCTGTATAATGTTTGGTGGAGCATCTTCTTCGGTATAACTCTTCATGTGACTGCCATTAGCCTGTGACTGAACCTCGACAGAAATCCCCCCACACCTTGGACATCTCAACCACACTGAATCATACAATCCCATAAGTCCCTCCTTTAATGGATGCAATAAATAGTTCTTTCCTACCAATTAATATATATAGTAGGATACTATCTAATTTCAAACAAAAAACTAGAGTTAGTTTGTTTGAACCTAACTCTATTTTTGCCTTCTTGTTAAAAGTAACATAGAGAGTTCCTGTAAAAAAAAAGTATTTGTCATATGAATCCAAAGAATAGAATAACTGCAAGTATTATAAGTTCATCTTTCATCATTATATCTCTTTCTCTTTCTTGATATATGTAGATATAGTCAGATATACAGAGATTAGAACTAACTTATAAACTTCTTATAACCGGGATTTGATAACTGTCGAAATTTGTCACATATATTATATTCGCATGTTATCTTAACAAGACATTCTTTACAAGGACAATCTACTTGTTTCTTAAGACGTATGAAACTGCAATGACCCTCTATATAACAACCATTACATTCTATAGGGGTAGAAATCATTTTAGTAACTACTTGATTGATTTCCATCTACCCTCCAAAGAACGATCATATACATAGACTGAGGTGCTATGAAATCTAGCCATTGTTGTCTCAAATACTTGACATACATTATTTTCACACATTGTTTTTACAAGACATTCTTTACATGGGCAATCTTCTTCTCTCTTATAATGTTGTACAATACATGGAGGGTCTTGGATACAACCTTCACATTCTTTTAACATATGATTATCTCTTGTTTTGAAAACATTCGTATTCTTACTCGGACTGTTGAATCCGTACTAGCTCATCAATACTAGATGTAAGAATTTGATATGGATGACAAATGTCACTACAAATACCTTTAATGATACAGGTTTTACAAGGACAATCGTTTTGTCTATTGTTTATACGAATCTCACATTTAAGGGAACCTTCTGAACAATCTTTACATTCTTTTATCATCATTTATCCTTCGAAAGGAAAAAATAGGATTAGCTCAACCACAATCCTATTTTTTCCTTGTAGTCCATTGTTGTAATAAATTGGTGTTTCGTTCTGAACAGGTTTTACTGCATACAACTTTAACGATACAGGTTTTACAAGGGCAACCTGGACTGACATCTAACATGTAGCACCATTTAAACATACACCCTTGACATTCTTGTTCTAATTTTTGTCTACCCTCGCTAGAGTTTGTATTTACATTTATCAATAATGTTATTCCATTCCCTGCCCAATTTGTCTATATCAGGATTCAAAACCTCTCGTTGACCCTGTCCGTCATTAAGATCTATAAATACCTTCGGAGGCTGATCCTTGGATGATCTAAACTTCTCAGTATCTTCATCAGCAGGAGATTCATTTGAGAAAAGTAATGAACTCATCTCTGTAAGAAGGCTTTGGATATCGATCACAAGTTTAAGAACAGAGGATTCAAAATATGTAAGTATTTTTGGTTCTCTTGTTCCCGAATCGATTAGTTCTTTGATCTCTTTGATATACGGGGGTTCACCCTTATTCAACATGTTAATCCTCCCTTCGTTTTTGTGATTCGTCATAAATTTGTTTGGCGTCTTTAATTGCCTCATCAGTTATGTCAGGCCCCTCTTGCGGACCTAGGCTTTTATCCCAATCCAGAAATTTCTTTAGATCATGAGACATGGTCCGTTTCTCACAACCTGGATCTTTTTCTTCTTCAGGATGACACGTATCATCAAGCTCTTGCTCATGCGTATAATCAAGTCCGCCATTAGGATCAAACATATCATCTGATCCAGCCATTGGGTCGTGTTTGGTAGGTTTCCTAGTCATAGACGATTCCTTTTCAGTTAGTTGTTGTATACTGAGAATGACTCCAGAATGGATTGCACAAACTACATCGTCCACGGGTTGACCATCTTTTTCCAGATACCAGCGTTGGTGATTGGTATTTAATTCATCCATTTTGGGGTGTAGTTCCTCTAGCGTTTCGCCCACCGCTTCCTCTTGATATGTAGTACCGCAGTTCATTGACGCAAATAATACAAACATAGATCGTCTCCTTTTAATCTTTTTTCTTAGACTTTTTTAGTCTATAAGTTCTATTATATTGTGACCGTTTAACTTTTTGTTGCGGAATCCATTTCTCCTTCCACTGAGGATGCCAATCAAACCATTGTCTTTTATATTCTTTTGCTGAGTTTATTTTATTAAACTTCATGATTTCTTTATCTGCCGGTGCCAATTTGAAACTACATTCTCCATTTGGGTGAATCGTAATCAGCATTCTTTTCTCCTTTTATGTTCTATTTTTCCTTCGTGATTCAATCGCAATCTTCTTTTTATTTCCTCTTTTCTTTCGAAAGATTCTCTTCAAAGGTGACTGACTGAATTTCACTTTTCTCATGGTAGTTCCTAATCCTCCTATTCTATCAAGAACATCTGGTGCAAATGGATCATCTTCTTTGAATGGTTCTAATTTATGTAATAAGAACAATTGATTCATAATACTCCTGTTTTCTCTTGTTTATGGTTCAAGTGACTTCAATGCATATTCAAGCATCTTTAGAGCCCCGTGATACCATTCTCTCGCTCCAGGATGGGTTTGACAAACTAGTATATCTTTGAAATAAAAATATTTATCTGTTTGATACCTTTGATATCTTGCACCGCAAACGAAGCATGGTTGAACTGGTTCGTTTTGATATATGTTTCGGCCTCCGTCTTTTCTTAAAACAATGCGTTTATTTTCGAGAACGATATCTATTTCCTTGACTTTCCCTAGTTTTTGTACTACCAGCTCCAACTTTTTTATCTTATCAGATTTGCATACTTTTTTGTTCTTCATTACACTCTCCTTGAATAAATGTTTAGGGTTAGATCTTTCAATTAATTAATATATATAGGAATATCATTGTTACTTAGATCGAAAATAATTTCTGGCGTCGCAAAATACACCACATGTAATTTTCACAAGACATTCCTCACATGGGCACGTTTCGGCTATCGTAAAAACGGAATAGTGATATCCGCAAAAAAACCAATGTGTACATCCTTCACATCCATTCTTCACTGGAGTTACTTCTGAAATACTCATCATGCCTCCGATTACAAATAAATTCTCTCCATATCCACCATAGTGAACAGCTATGCATACATGTAACTTTTACAATACATTCTTGGCATGGACAACTTTCTATGTGTTCTGGATGTCGGTCACGTATGAAACATACCGAGGTGTGACAATTACTGCATAATATTTTTATTGTATCCAATTGGCTCATTTCCTTATTAATTCACTGAAGTTTTGGATGTTCTTAAACCATCTCCACGATGTTCTTGGTTCACATGCTACAGTACAATTTATTTTAATAATACATTCTTGGCATGGACAATTTTCTATTTCCTGTGGATACGTTCGATAAACCAAACACATATGAATTGATGGACATTCCCTACATAATGTTATAGGATTCATTTTAAATACGTCCGTCCAACAAACCATCTCCACGATGCTCGTTGGTCACATTGAATACTACAATTTATTTTAACTATGCATTTTCGGCATGGACAATTTCTTACTTCATATGTAAATTCTTTCTGAATCAAACATTCATGAACATGTTTTAAATGAGTACAACCATTACAACCTAGGTTTTTTTTACTTATAGTATTCATTCTGCACCTTAGTTTTAACAAACCACGACGAATATGATCTTTCTTTACATGGATCACTACAAATCATTTTAATAATACATTCTTGGCATGGGCAAGTTTTTATATATTCTCGATAACCATTATAAATCAAACAACAATGAATTGATGGACATTCCCTACATAATGTTATAGGATCCATTTTACTTAGACCACAACTTAGATCCAACAAACCATCGCCACGATGCTCGTTGGTCACATAGAATAGTACAATTTATTTTAACTATGCATTCTTGGCATGGACAATTGCCTATTTCCGTTATATAATCTCTACAAATTAAACATCCGTTCAAATGATTTAAATAATCACAACCTTTACACTCTATGTTCATATTAACTAGACCCCATTCGAAGTGTGTCAAACCATTGCAATGACATTCTGTTTTCACAACTCCTACTACAAATTATTTTAATAATACATTCTCCACATGGACAATTTTCTATTTGGGTTGCATCATATTTCTCAATCAAACATCCATTCAAATAGTCTAAATAACTACACCCATTACAATCAGGTTTCATCTTAAAGATTTTAGCTACTCCTACGTTGTTGATCTACTTCTAACAATCGATCTGTCCAAGTCTTCTCTCTGTTGTGACATCTCTCCCAACAAGTCGTTTTTACTAAACAGTCTTTACATGGACAGTTATTTATTTCTTCTGGCCACCATGGTTCTTTAATAAGATAACAATATCCATTACTATTTAGGTTACAATTTGCACATTCTTTCATTCACAAGCATCGATTCCCTAAGAAGTTTTCGAGCTTTACACATGTCTATACAAAGTACTTTTATTAAACATTCTGTACATGGACATAAGTATTGATAGTTTCGTTGCGAAGAAAGTAGAATACAAGCAGTGTAAATTTTTCGGAAACAGGTTTCACATGCTTCCATTTGTTATCACCTCCAAATGAACAATTTTACTATTATCTCCATTTGTTATGGTCTCTTCCAATATTTGGCCTGTAATCCAAAACAAAAATCGTTTACGACATACTAATGAACAAGTTGGTTTAAGGAGACATTCTATACATGGACAAAATGAGGGAATCCTCTTGTGTTCAAAAATACTACAATATTTGATTATAATAAGGTTACATCCTTGGCATTTGTTTTCCATTATTCCTCAACACCACGCCGGAAGAATGGCTGTAATTTTATTCCTGTTCGAGCATAGTTTTGAACAATTGCTTTTTACAAGGCATGATTTACATGGACAATTTTTATAGTAGATTGTAGATAATGAATGAATGGAACACCAATCCTTCAGCATTTGACTACATGTGTTGAAACATTTAATTTCATCTTCATTACTTAACATCGGTGATTCCTCCAATACGATCTCTTGCTTTTTTATACTCAACACGTTCAAAGCTGGACCAAACTAACAGTCTGTTTGCGCATACTACAGTACAAGTTACCTTTATTATACATTGTTTACATGGACAGATTTTGAGTATTTCTAGATAGTCCATCTGCTGATAAATAAGACAATATTTGATTCCTGTTGTATCCAACAATAGCTTGCAAGTGAGACATTCATTATGAAGTTCGTTCGATTTCTTTAACATGTCCGTGCCTCTTTCCTGTCTCCGTAATAGAATCATAATATAAATGATAAAACTTAGTTAGATATTTTATTCTGATAGTACAATTATGACTACAATTTACTTTTAGTATACAGTCTTTACATGTGCATCTCTTTACAAAGCTTGTTGATAAACTCGCAAATCGTGAATAATAACAGTGTTTAACGTGTATACATCCATAACATTCTGTAGATTGTCTGTTTGGTATAAACATCATACTTCCCATGCCCATGTTCTATCTATTAGCGTATATGCAAACATTTGTCGGATAAGACATACGGAGTTACAACATACATTGATCAGACATTCTCTACATGGACACTCATCACTCCCTGGAAAGCAGGCTATTAGACAATATTCTGTTTTAAAATGTTCTAAACATTCAGATTTACATGTTATTTCCATTATATCCTACCTCTGCATGTTACTACGAATGTTAATATAGAAATGTTTTCTTTTATTACATACGTTTGAACACATTATTCGAACAAGACATTCTATACATGGGCAATTCTTAAACACTTTATGATTATAATTAGTTTTTCCACAATGATTAGCAACTCCACATTCTTTTTTACATTTCGGATCATGCAACTTTTTATAAAATATCTTTGAAAAAATATTTCTTATTATCATTTAAATACCATCTTGTTTTTGAATGATCGTAGTCTTATGTTTGTTGGATAATTTAGTCTACTTGGACATGCTTGAGAACATGTTATATGTATTAAACATTCTTTACATGGACATTCCAACATTAATATGATGGAATCAATCAGTTGTGGTAGTCCACACAAAAAGGAATTTGAACAAGTATTTTGACATTTGGATTTCATTTAGGATCCTTTAGATCAATTTGATTAGTAAAAAAATGTGTTCTAGACTTACATATATTTGAACATATCATTTGTACTATACATATTTTACATGGACAATTCTTCTTCCAAGTTGTTAAATATTTAGCATGCACGCTATACATTACACACCACTGGCTATGACTACACCTATCTTTACACCTCTCTTTATGTGTTTTTTTAGTTTGCTTCATATTAAATATTCCTGTATTCTCCAGTTTTTAGTGCCTTGGTAATCTGCTCTTCGACAAACCTAATTCGTGGACGACACTGGTCTGAACACATTATTCGAACAATGCATTCAATACATGGACAACTACTATAATTTATGTAACCAAATCCATACTTATTTATTCCACACCAATTATTAAACCCACAGCAAGCATCACTCCCAGTACATTTTATCATTGATTTTTCTTAATATCCTCGTTTTTCAAAAAAATTGGAGCTAATCTTCAACCAGAAATCTTTTCTAGTTTGGCAAGTTACGATACATGTAACTTTAATAATACATTCCATACATGGACATAGGGATGTCCGATTATAGTCTTTTTCTAAATAAAATGTAATATGACAAGGTCTATTGTAACACTGTCTACAAGTTTCACAATGCATCAGCGTTTCGTCCTATTGTTTTTTTGAGGATAAATTTGTGCTCCAAATGCGAGATCTCTAAATTTCTGCCAGTAACCTCTTCTTTTACGACATGTAGTACTACAAATAACTTTTACGATGCATTCTAGACAAGGACAGCTAGTCGACATGAGGTTCGAATACAATTTAATCTCACACTGATTGATGTTACAACTTTTAGACTGTTCACAACTCATATTATATTCCTTTCTACTGATATATCAATTAATTCACTGATAGAGATTCTTACAGTTCTTGATACCACAACCACATCACATCTTTACGGAGGCTCCACCATAAAACATCTCTCTCTTGACATTTGACACAACAAGTTATTTTTATAATACAATTACAACATGGACATCTGTCTGAAAAAAGTTTAGTAAACCGAACGTCACACTCGTCTTTAAGACGACCTCTGTGACAATCCAAATACTGATTACAATAATTTATACCATTCCTATCAAAATCTTCCATTTCTTTATAAATTCCTTTTCAGAACTGCCTTTTATACACGTCAAATTGGTTATAACTCATATTGTCTCCATTTCTAAAAATTCAAAAAAATAACCTTTATAGAAGTGGAGGTCTTGATTGAGTCATAGTAGCTCTTATGCAGCTTTTTCGACCTTATGGGCACACATAAGAATATTCCCATTCTGTCTAGACTCAAATCAAGACCTCTGCGCCAATCGGCAACTCTGTTAGCGACGTCCGAATCACAGCGGACATTCGATCGGCACCAGCTTCCCCATGGAAGCTGAAAAACGTTGATACGGGTGTAATGTGTTTTTGTTTATTTTATCTTCATTTCTTAGTTTGATATAATGAAGATGATCCAACAACCCAAATCCGTTAATGAAATCATAGAGATTATCCATCGTTGAAAAAGGTCCAATAATAAACTCTTTCCCATCTTTCATTGACATAATGTCAAGGTTGTGCTCTTTATTCAAATGGAGCAGCTCTTCTGCAGTGGGATAACCTAAACTAAGAATTACCCCAACATCGCGAGATACTTTTGTTGAACTAACCATATTGGAGTAAAACATATAACCCATTAGGCCTGTGAATATTAGAATACATAGAACTCCAATGCTAGAACCAGTATGCTTGTTGCGCTTGAATCGATTTGTTCTCATTTTTTCCCCCTATGTTTAAGAATCAAATATTTCCTTCTCACAAATTAATATATATAGAAGTTCTACCATTTAAGAAACAAAAAAAATGTAGTGTCTAAGGAAAGAGACACTACATTTTTCTATCACTTGACCTTTTGTTGGACCTTTTTCTTCACTATTTGTAATTCTTTTAGGTTGGTAAGTCGATATAAAGCTTTAACAAGATTCTTAATATCAAGATTCTTAATATTTTGTTTCGAGTTATCTTTTAACATGATTTCATCAAGTTTGTTTATCATCGACTCTACAAAATTTTGTATAACTAACTTTCGCAACTGATGTAGAACATCTACCTGAGATTTACAATCACATATCTCGATAAATTTTGTTAGAGCCTGTTTCTGTTGCATTAGATTTTGACACATAACAAGAAGATCTATAAACGAGTTAGTATCTAGATCAAACTTTTTTTCCATTGTTTTATAATCCTCTGGGCATTCATGACTATAGTCGCTACTGGTATTTTAACACATGGACATTCTATATAAATTAATTTCGAGTCGTAAGAAGAATAGATTCCAATTTTCTTACCAAATATATTATAACATTTCCAATGAGGATTGGTGTTTAAGATTAAGTTGTTACTTCTAAACCGATATACCTGAAAAGGACACCGAAATTGTTTCTGATCATCGTTTCTTCTTAACCATCTTTTTATGCCTTTAATATCAGTTTTTGTTGGTTGATATTTAACGCGTTTTATTTTATTATAATTCATACCTTCATTTCCCTTTCTTGCCCTCTTGTTTTAATTATCATTCCAATATTGGATTCACCTTCTAGGGCTTCTGTGGTTGTGACCTTTTTCAATAACCATCGATTCAAGAAATATGCACCAACAAACAACATTGATGATACAATAATGATCATTAGACAAACTAAGGTAATCATAAATCCTAATAACCAGGTCATGAATAGAGTTGGATCACGCATATTGAAAAACATAGCCATGTAGTATGGAATAAAAGCCAGTCCTGTACAGATGATAACTGTACTAATAAGATTCAACAAGCTTTTCAGATGTTGTATTTTCATTTTTTTCTCCATGAAATTTTGGACGGTTGCGATACCATGTAAGATATCTTCTTCCAAAGCGAAACCACTTTATGAATGAGAAATCACTTCCAATAAATACTGCTTTAAAAAAGACAAGATAGATGACAACCTTCATTACTGATGTTAGAATATCCATTTTTATTCTTCCTCTTCCATGTTAAAATAATCTACCCATGACACTCTCTCATCTAGCAATCTCTGTATGTCAACTTTACAAGTCTCATCTAGTTTGACTACACATAGCGACAGATTATTCTGAATTTTTCTCGGTCCTATAAATGCTAGTTCAGTATCTTCGTCAGCTGGTAGAAACAAACTTTCACCATTGTCATTACCTGGCAGAAAATCAGTTCTTCCATATTCATCGCAGATTGAATATCCGCTCAAAGGTTGGGTATGAGAGGCTAGTTTGATAGTTTGAAATGGTTGGTGATTAGAATATTCGCCATTCCAATTTTGAGATAAAGTAAATAGTAAAAGTGACATAAAATTCTCCTTTTATTTTGGTGAAAAAATAGGAACCTTATGAACCTATAGCATACAAGTTTCAGTGTATGCTATAGGTTCATCTGAGAGACCATTATCGATCGATTAGTTCTTTGTTGTTTTCTTCGATTGACGGATCGTGCTTTACAACCAACCACGTTTTTTTATCGAGTTCAACCTTTTCTCCAATAAAAGCCCACTCCGTATCATCATTTGCTGGAAGAAATAGGCAGGCGTCTTCTTTATGTATTAATCCAGGAAGGAAAGAAGTTCTGCCATACTCATCACATGATGAGTACCCACGCTTTGCAGGATGATCTTGATCAACAAATTCGATAACTTGATAAGGTATTAGGTCCGGATATTCCCCATTCACATTTTGGAACAAGTTGAACATCAAAAGTGATTCTTTTTCCATGACTGGTTCCTCCTTGTAGTTTCGTGTTTCGAGATCTTGAGATTTTGTTGCAGCATCTACATTTTTCCAGAAGTCTCCTAAATCCGGGATCGTATCACAGAAATAAATTACAAAGAGATAATCTGGATCGCAGTGTATTGTCACATACTGTGGACCACATCCTTGATCATCATCACAAAGGTCATTATCACAAAGGTCCAGCGCGGTGATCTTCTTAAAGAACTCGAACCTCAAGCCTATTTTTGCTCCTTCTTGGATCATGACTGGAATTATCGATATAGATCTTTGACCTAGACCGCAGTTATCATCCATAGAAACATAATGTTCTTGTACTTCATGTCCCTCTATTTGCATTCTTCCCCTCCTTTCTCCTGGTTAAAGGTTTTTCCATACAATCCAACAAATTTACCCTTATGCATTTCTTTCTCATGTTTTTCAAGGCTTAGTTGAGCTTCTGTAAGCGATACAAAGTCACTTTGTTCGAGATTACATAATTCACATTTAATATATATCATCTTGATTGAAACCTCGTTTTAAAAGTATTGCTAAAAGATTTCTTCCCAATTATTAATATATGTAGATACTATCAATTCTATTTAGAACAATTATTAAAAGAAGGGATATTCTTCCATGGGAAAAGACATTGAACAGAAAACGGTACCTGGTTATTTAGTTATATGGGAAAAGGTTGGCGAGACTACATATCGATATAGAATTCCGGGTCTTGGGTGGTTGATAAAACATGAGGACAAGCTAGTAACCAATAGTGTTGGTATTAGTATTTGTTTTATTCCAGATCCAACGGGAACATGGATTTAAAAAGGATTATGAAGAGGTCCAACACTTTCACCTTGTTCTGATTGTTTTCTATTCGTTCTAAGTAAATTAATAGTTGCGCTGGCTTCCCAAATACCTGCCTTTTTAAAGTGTATATCCGAACTCCACAATATATATTTTCCTGCTAAGGTTGTTTCTTCCAACCCGAATGGTTTATATTCAACAGAGTCACCAACATTCATTAAGTCTATAGATCGTAAATTTCGTTCTAGAGCTACAGTTATAGTAGTGAGATCGCTAAATGAAGATGCATCTCTTGATTCAAAACTTGTTGTGACATCATCATATCCGGTATCATCAATGAGATATTTAAGTTTTGTTTTTCTAATATCATTATCAACTTCAAGTTTTTTTCGTTGAGTTGTTAACCCAAAAGCTTGAGCATTTTCATCCATCTTAATTTCTTTAATTGCAAATAATGTATTTGATGGTTTTATAATATGTCTAATGAAAGAGGATAGGGAAGCTAGCTTTGCATTTCCTGCATAGCTCATTTTAATATTTTCAAAGGTATAGTAAATTCTTGGAAAGTCTTGTAAACTTTTTTCAATAACATCTTTGGTGTCGTCTCCAGCTGGTAAATGGTATAAAATAAATGATGGAATTTTAAGCATTCTTGCAGAAAGATTCTTAATAAATAATTTATTATCATACCGGCAAAAGACTCCAGGAACTCCCTTAAAAATACCAAACCTCTGGTCTAGATATCCATCATATGGATCCATTCGATCTCTAAATTCTTTGATAACATTATAAAAAGTTGTTGGGGGAATAATTACTTGATCTATAACTTCAGAATTTAATCCTTCTTTATCTAATTCTAAAGTAACACCAACATCAGCGGCAAGACCCTCTAAAATAGTTTGCATAGTGACGCCTTGCAGGACTGAGTTTACTGTAGTGTTCATTGATATCCATGGTTTTCTACAAACGGTAATAATACTAAAAGGAACCTTAGTTTGTTCCTCTACACTTTTCTTTGTTACTTTTTGAATACCTATAGTATCAGACTTAATATATAATAGATCTAAATCCACTTCCTCTAAGATGTTTGCAATTTGATTTTGTCCTAGTAACTGAATTTTAAGTTCTAGTTTTGAAGTGCCAAATATATCTTTCTCTATGACTAATGTTGGATCTATAAGAATAGTTAAAAAAATTGATTGATAAGCACTTGACAGAGAAGATACGATCCTTACTGATAACAAATCAAGACTATAATCTTCATCACTCATGTAGAGCTTTATATTATAAGCTCGTGGTTGATTGTCACCACTTTGACGACCAGTTTCTATCGGATCAGGCATTTGGTTACTTCTCCTATTTTAAATTTGTTCCATAATAAAAACAAAAAAATTTGCAGGGTCTATAGAAGACCCTGCAAATTAATTGTGCTCCTTACTTCTTCTTGTGGTCAGGTCTTACACCAGTATCTCCACTTACTCCCATATCTATGGATAAGTCTTTTGCCGCTTTTACATTCAGCAAATTCATGAACATCAAAAACTGCTGATCAGGACCACCTTTTCCATCATGTCCACCACTTTCAGTATAAAATTGTGGAACTTTTCGCTCTCTATAAGCTTCAGCCCAGAATGAATTGATTGCTTTTAGAGCGACAAGCTTTGGATCTAAAGCACCATCAGCTTCTATATTCAAACTCTTTCTTTTAGCTTCACCTTCTCCTAGAAGGATTTGCTCTTGTCTTGTAAATTCAGCAGCGGTTTTATTTAGTTTTGCGACTTCAACAAGCTGATTAGCTTTTGTTTCAGCAACTTGTTTTACTTGTTCTGCTTCAATTGTTGCTTGCTCTTTGAGTTGAAGTTGCTTATATCGGACTTCCATTACCGCTGCCTTTCCTTGTGACTCTCTTGTTATAGCCTCTTGAGCAGCTTTCATTGCTTGGGCTTTCGCTGTTTCAATTTCCATATAGTTTGTTTGTTGCGTAGCGATTTGTTTTGCTACAACATCTTCGTACCCAAATTTTTTGATTTCAAAGTTGACAAGAGTGATTCCCGTTCCTTCTAATGGGTTAGTCTCTCTCATGGCTTTTCCATCTTTATCTCGTTTGACAATTTTAACCATTTTATTAACTTTTTCTTTTGTTCGAGGATCCTCAATATCTTTCATTACTTCTTCGGTTTTATATAATCCATGTTCAATCATATCACGTGCCCAGGAAATAAAATCAGACATCTTTTCAGAATATGATTCTCTAGCAGTCATAAGGTTTGCAGTTAATCTTAGAGCGTTACGGACAATTGGAAGTATGAATCGGTGTTCCAAGTCATCGTAGTCTCTAAAGTTCATATCTTTAGTTATTACAATTGCTTCCTGTTCATTCTTCGGCAAAACAACTCGAGTGGTTCCAGAAATTTTAGCAATTGAGCCATCATTAAATGTTACTTCGATAGATTGATCTTCTGCTTTTCCTTCTTTTTTATCTGCAGTAAAGTAAAAGGTTTCAGACGTTGGCCATGTTTGGAAATCAGCAAATACTTGCCAATACATTCCCGGTTGCATCATCGCTTGCATTGTTCCAGTTACCGGTCTTTGAATAACATGGTAGGTTCCTTTGTCAACTGTTTCAATAATTTTTCCAGAAAGAATCAATATAACAATGACTATAGCTGCAACAAATGCTGTTGTAAAAATCTTTAATTTATTTGTTTTGATTGTTTTTGCAAATTGTTCAATTTTTTCATCTTCATTAGACAGACTCATTTTTCCCATTTTCAGACTCCTTAAGTTGTTTGTCGAGAGTTGTTAAGTTATCGGTTAATGCTGAGACTTCCTCTTCTTTCACAATAAGATCTTTTGTTATGTTTAACTCTTGTTTCATATCAATTTCTTTTTGTTTAAGGTATGCTAATTTTTCTTCTTTTGCTATTCTTTTTCCCTCCTTCCTTTCTTTTAACTTACTTTTCAATAAGAGTACATATAAAAGATAAATAACTCCAAGTACTATTAGTATATCTAAAATTGCTTGAAAAAACATATTAAACCTCCTTACACCCTTTAGGTCGTTTTTTGTGATGACTTGGTACAAATAATTCTCTTGCTACAACAACGGGTATACCATCTTGTCGTCCATACTCTACAGGTTTTTTATAGTACACGATCCTAGCTGTTGCTGAATGTAGAATAACAGGGTTTGTTAAATAAATATGAAAACCTGTAGGATAAGTTACCCCATAACGAGGTATTTTTATTTTTTCAGTTTTTTTATCTTTTATCCATTTGTTTGTTTGAACTCTTCCAAAGATATACCTAAAAATTAAGTGATGATTATATGTATCAAAGAGTTTATAACCAACTAAATGTTTTCCTTTTTTTGTTGTATACGATTTTGCGTGTGAATCTAAAAAGTCTAAACACATCGTTATTTATCCTTCCTATTCTTCCTTGGTATAAATAATTCTCTTGCTACAACAATAGGTTGACCATATTGCCAACCATAAGTCACTGGTCTTTTATAATAAACTTTTCTAGGGTGCTTATACCAGGGTGGCTGAGTCAAATAAATATGAAAACCTGTAGGATAAGTTACTCCATAACTCGGTATTCGTAGTTTTTCAGTTTCTTTATCTTTTATCCATGTATTTGTTCGTACTCGATAGTGCATTGATTCAAAACTTATCTGATGATTCAATGTATTAAAAATTTTATAACCAACTAACTTTTTTCCTTTTTTTATTGTATACGATTTTGCGGTTGGATCTAAATAGTCTAAACACATACTATTGACCTCTCTTCTTACGTGGTACAAATAATTCTCTTGCTACAACAACTGGAAGACCATATTGATACCCATAAGCTACAGGTTTTTTATAGTATACTTTTCTAGTTCCACTCTCATCTGGATGTTTAAGATAAATATGAAAACCTTTTGGATAGATCTTCTGATTACTTTGAATACGTATTAGTCCGCGTGACGTATCTTTAATCCACGTGTTTGTTTTAACTCGTTTATTAAAATATTGAAACTGGATTTGTTTATTATACTCCCGAAAAGTTTTCCAACCAACTAAAAGATTACCTTCTTGTAATTTCCATTGTTGTATGTGCGTAGTGGTTCGATCTAAACACATTATAGCCTCCCGCAAATAAATATTTGTTTCGCTACGATAACTGGTGTTTCATCTTGATACCCTCGTTGTACAATCTGTTTGAAATAGACTTTTTTAACTATACAATTTCCATGCATACTTCTTTTCGACTTGTTAGCAGATGCTAACGTTACGTAGATATGAAATCCCATTGGATATATTCTTTTTTGTTCGGGAAAGCTGGGTGGCCTTCCAAAACAGATAGTGTCTTTTTTGAATGAAAATGATCTATAATCTTTTTCATGTATCCATGTTTTGACTGGTATATTTGTTATGCCTGGCATAATTACGAAGTTTAAAGCACGGTTGCGTTTTATAAAAACTTTCCATCCAACATAAGAATCATCTTCTCTTTTGATCGATATGTGTTCTCCCTTGTTTTTCGCACGTGATAAACACATATTACTATGTACCTTTCCTATTCATTATAGACAATGCATCCATCATTTGAGGTGGAATTACAAGTACTCTTTCTGCAATATTCTCAAGTAAAAGTTTTGAGTTTAAGTTTTTCTCCAAAGCTGAGAACATCGTGACTGCTAAAAATAAATTCCATGACGTCACCGCTTCATTATTATCATGGGAGAGATCTTTGATAATTGCAGAGATTTTTTCTCTTTTTCGTTTTCCAAGTTCTTCAACGAGATCTAAAACGGATAACATTTCAGTGTCACTGACTTTATTACTAAAGTTTAAAGCAATTAACTCAGCAATATTGTTGGTAAATACAGTTATAAATGATCCAATTTCGGCTGACATTCTCGCCGTTGCATTAGCTACATGTATCTGCGTTAAAGTACCTAATGTTTTTCTTAGTCCAATTCCAACCCATCCTCCGCGTTGTTCTTGTAAACAAATTCCAAAATCGACAAATTGGGATCCTGTTCCATCATATGTATTTCGAATAAGAACTTGCGGATATACATCTCCTATTTGCGGTATGGTTTCACCATGCCGAATAACCATTCGATTATACATTTTTGCAATACCAGAAGAGAATGCAATATTCTCTGTAATTATGGTATTACCGCTTTGTGATACTGACGTTCTAAGTGAATTGTTTAACACATCATGACCTACAAATTTATATCGATCACTCACCAAACCAATTAATTTATATTTTGCTCCTACACCAGTTGGTTGTTTGGTATATACACCAAGAATTGGAAGTGTTTCAGCTTCAACTAATAGTGGTAAATGTTCTGGAACTTGCAGATATCGATATAATACTGATCCGTAACGATCATTATAATAAAATGCTTGATCATTAAGATTTTGGAGACCCATCTCTTGAAATCTTGTTTTGAATGTTGCTACCATTTTTTTCCTCCAACTTCACATTATAGCTTGTTAAAACATTATTGATTGCTTCTTCTAATGATGCTAGTAACGTATCTTCAAATACAATCACATTTAGCTTTTGGGATATTAAATAAAGTAATATCTTAATTGGGTTTGCGTGCGCATATATAACTGTTTTGTCTTTATGACTATAATTAGCAACACACGCATTAGCTTTTTCATCAATAAAAATAAATATGGGACTTTTTTCTAAAACAGCAGTTATACTAGATGTTTGTTTCATTGCAAAGTTTTTTAGCTCTAGAAATTGTTGAAGCTCAATCGTATTCATTATTTGATCCTTGTAGCTATAAACTTAATATAAATATCTCTTCCATCAAATTCATAATCATGAAGAATTTCATCAATTATAAATCTTCCTTCTAATTTAAAATACTTCCCAATTCTTTCTGCTGTCCAGATACTTGCATGCGGATCTCGAGGTTCATTTAAAAGTTCTGTTGTTAGAAGAATATTATTTGCTTCAAAGTCTTTAGATAATACATCTTCTTTCAAAAGCATCTTTGCTAATATTTTATAATCTGGAACTATACCTTCAATCTTACCACCTACATTTAAGATGGTTGATAACATATAAATAAAATATAAAACTTCTGTCATTGGTACGTGTTCCAACAGTCTATACATAACAATGAGATCAAAGTGACCTCTATAAAAAGGAATGAATTCTTGCCAGGTTGCTTTTACGAACTGTTCTTGAATTTCATCGCCCACACTCTGTTTGTAAAATTTATGTTTGAGTTCAATCTCTCCTAAATTATCCAACGTTTCAGTATACGTTGGATCTATATTTACTAAAAAGTATGTTGATATCAACTCTGGAATAGCAAGTGGTTTAATTCTTGGCCCAGCTCCAATATTCAAAATTGAAATTCTTTCATGTTTTTCCATATTATTCTCCTGTTATCCATCATACCACGATTCTTCAATTGGATGGAGATCTTCTGGCTTGATAACGATATAAACTTTTGCTAAATCTTGTACTAATCTTTCTTTGAATTGTTTTAATGTTTCATTGTCTTCTATAAGAAATGGACTTCTACCAATCCATATTGAATCATCATCAGAATCAATATGAATGGAAATATTTGGTATATGCTTCTCTATAAACTCTTCTACAGACTCTAGATAATTTTCAAGCACATCGTCGGCATCGTCTGTTTTTAAGTTTCCTTTGAGCTCTTGAGGAAGCCGATCTTTGTTTCGTTCTATACCCCAAATTACAAAACAAGTAGTACTAGAATTTGTTATAAAATCAGTCTTTCTTTTCATATATGGTTTCTCCTTTTATGTTGTTATATAAACTCCACTGTTATTGAAGTAGTAAACGGTTTTAGATAAAAATTGAAGTATCTTATCTTGTCAATATCATTAATATCCATAATAGTAATGGTTTGTTGGGTGATTTCTAATTCCCCATAATCTTTTAAGTATACTTTATAGATGTTTTCTCCAACAGGAACACAAAATAAAGATACATCATTTGAATTAAGAAGCGAATCTTTAATAGATTGCATTCTTCTAAAGATTGTTTCTTTACCTCTTATAAATTCAATTTTTGAGAGTTTATCTAAATATGCATCAATCTTTGTATATCGATATGGAACACCTTTGATTGTAGTTTCAATACCATCTGTAGCAAGATAACTTGATCGATCAAGAGATGAAATAAATGTTAAGAAGTGAGTTCTAAACTCTAAAGGAATTGAATGATTTGGAAGTTGTAACAATGGTCTTGTTACAATAATTCCATCATATTGTCTTATAATTATTTCCTCTTCATGTATTTTATTTACTTGAAGATGATTATCGACAATAGATTTTGTGGTTGTTCTAAGAAGAGATGTTAATCTGGGATTATCTTGCATCATTTTTCCAATTTGGATATTTCTTTTTGTCTTATCATTCTTATCTATATTAGTTAAATTAAATCCTATCTTTTCTAGAATAGAATAATGACAGGCAGCAATATCATAAAGATAAACATCTCTCCTAATCAACGCCCCAGTTATTTTCATTAGTATTCCTTAAATTAACTTTAGTAAAACTTCATCTATTTGAAGATGATGATTAACATCTCCAACTTCTTCTTGTCTCTTTGCAAACCACTCTACAATATCTTGTTTTGTTTTAAGATTTTTTGCATGTTTCATTGACTGATTATACAAAATTTGTAGACTTTCAACATCTCCAGGTAATGATAACTTATCTATTGTGTCTTGAATATTACCAACTGTAACTTTGACTTTCACATCTTTTCTTGTAATTTTTATTATATTAATAGGAACTATTAAATGTTTTATAATATGACAGATGGTTAAAAACATTCCAGTTTTTACACCATAACCTTTAATCATATTATCTCCAACTTGATATGTGACTCTATAACCATTATTAAAGACTGTTAAGTCTTGGGGATCTAAATCCAAGATCTTTGATTGTTTTGCGTTTTCAAATATCTTTATTTTTCTTTTTGGGTCTCCATTTTCCTGTTTTTCGGTTGTTGGTATTGTAATAATAATATTATCTGATGCATCTACACCAGAAATAGATACTCGAACTAATCGAAGATTAGAAAACTTTTGATAATGTTTATTAAACCAAGTAGAGAAATCAATCAATGGATATTCCATCGTTGTCTCATTTAGGATTAAGTTTGTTTCTTTCTTTTCTGGTTGAAGAATTGGGGTTTCTGGTATAACGAGAAGATCTGCTTCCGATATTCCATGTGCAATTATTTCTGCTAACTCTGTCATATTTTATACTCCTTCCTTTCTTTCTAACCACTTCTCTTTTGGTTCTAGATTTTTTCTCCATTCTTCAACATCAATTTGTGTATAGGTTTCAAGCGCAGCTGCAGCTAGTGTCATAATCTTAATTAAATTTTCATATACCTCAATCGGTGCTGTTCCTTGTTCAGAAATTTCTTTACATTCAAGTAACCAATCAGGTAGAGATCTTTCCCATTTGGAACTATAAGCGTGCTTGCATTTTGTAATATATTCTTCTATAAATGTAAGAAAACTCATTACATTAAAACTTCTGTAGTTGTCATACGACCCAAAGGTTTTAATTTCATATCCTCGTTCTTTTTTCAATAACTCTAAAATCGATTCAATTTGCATTTTTTCCTATCCCTTCTAAAAATTCGATTATAAATTTTTGTTTCATAGAAAGAAATAATTTTTTTTGATATTGTCGATGGTAAACCAAATTCTTGTAATCGACAATAAACATGTAATCCATTTAACATATGTTTTAATTGATGTATCATTTCTTATTCCTCAATTTAAAAACTTACAGCTAGAACGTAATTTACCATAAAATCTTTTTACTTCGCCTTTTAATGGTCCAGTTATCATCAATACTTCACATCCATAATCTCGATATCGAATACGATCATCACCTGGAGCAAATTTATTATATTTATATCGGTCAAGAATTACAGCAAATTCGTTCCGAGAAACCTTTGAAAAATATTTAGAATCAGGAATGCGAATCAAATCTCCTCTTCTTAATGTTAATCTTGAACTATCCTTTACTGGTTCTTCATGTCCGTACATTTCCTATCAACCTCTCAATATATTTAAAATTTTTTTCCAAATGGTGTTTATATTCTGATTTATACTCTAAAACTAACTCACCAGACCAATTATACCTTTTCCGCAAATCTTTAACGAATCCAACAAGATTTATATCTCCATTATCTATATTAAAGTTTGTATGAATTAGATTAGATGTTTTAATTCTATTAGACAAATGTATAATAGAAATTTTATCAATGAGATATGAAAAGATTTTATAATCAAACCATATATCATCAGCATGACTTGTATCAAATGTCATCTTAACATTTGAATATAAGTTACACATGTCATGAATATGTAACGGAGTTCTTAGTGCTTTTCTACTTTTGTATGGAAAATTTTCTATCGATATTTCTACCATAGAGGAGATAGTTGTGTTTGATTGTTCTTTTAGAAATTGTTGAATCCCTTTGTTTGGATGTATAACAAATTTGTCACATTCAAATTCTGTAACAAATACATCTATGATATTAAGAATTTCTCTAGTTGAATATCTAAGAGAATTAATTGGTAGATGAACGACTCGAATATTAATGTTAGTTTCTTTTAGTTTCTTAATTAAATCATGTTTTATTTGTACCCACGCTTCATAGTTATATATCCCTAATTGAATCGGAAATTCAATTTCATCAAGCATATCTAGATTAGTATTTCCAACTCCATATGAAATTGCTGTTGTTATCATTTGACTTTATATGCCTTAATGATTTCTTGTAATTTTGTTTTAATTTCTTGTTTTAAGCCTTCACAAAATATATCTCTATAATGTATTTGTAAACCTACACATATTAAATCTATAGAAATATCTTCTATTTCTTCAATAGTTAAATTTTCTTTAGGCGTTTGATATTTATTTTTTAAAATAGAAATTTGATTCGAGTCTACTCCGATTATAAGATCACATTTATAAATATCTAAAAACTGCTTAATAGGTTTTTTGTTAGATGTAATATCGTTCATCAAAACCACCCTGAATGTCTTTGTAATTAACTGCAATTGCTTCAGATGTATGTATTGATTCTTCATGTGTACACTTTACAATCCAATCATAGATATCCGCTCTCTTATTCAAAATGTCTGAAATATATCGAATAGCATCTTCTACAAATAATGGATTCTTAGAAGCAATTCTTGCGATCTCTTGCTCATCTTCTCTTTTAATAATTGGATATGGAAGAGTTTTAATAGTTCCTTCTATATCTTCAATAATATCTTCTAACCAAACATAAGATTGATCTTTTGTTTCTACTAGAACATCTGCAAATGATCTTTGATTATGAGGATAACCAACTTCTCCTTTACTATTTAAATCATGACATAATTCTGCTGAACATGGACAATAAGAAGCATATTGAATTCTTACACCTTGAAAGAATCTGAATCTGAAATAAGGAATATTTGGAAGTGTTGGAGCAGCTACATCAAGACGATCTAAATGTCCTTCAAATCTACATTTATAAAAAATTGGGAATGGTTGATTTGTAATAGGAGATTTTCTCGTCATTGGTAGTCTGAATTCAAATTTTATATAAGAGGTTGTTGACCCTATATTTTCTTGCAGTTTTTCTAGAATTTCTCTAATTAATTTATGTTTCAATGGAAGGTCTAAATATGGTTGTAATGTTCTAAGTAATCTTGACATGGATATTCCTTTGATATTTGCATCTAAACTAGTTCCCATTGCAACATTTGCAACTAAATGATAAAATCCTCCATATTTTGATTCCAACATAAATGGGAGTTCAATGTTTTGAACTCCCACTTGTTGTATAGGAATTTTAATTGTTGGAGGAGTAGATTGAATATCTGGTAAATCATTGTTCATTATATTCTTTTCTCCTGATGTTTTTATATTTGTCTAATGTGTTTTCAATGTCTCTTTCATGAAGAAATATAATTTTTCCGTCACTAGAACTTGTATCAAACTGATGAATCTTTAAACCTAATTCTTCAAAAAGATTTCTTAACGCCATATATAAAAAATAATCATCTTCTTCATAATAGACTGCTTTAGGCTGATTAATAATGTTTTTGATATTTTCTTTTGTCACACGACAAATCATTCTATCTACACGTGGTTGATCACTTGAAGCACTTTGTATCTCATCAGGTAATAATGCTCTAGCAAGATCTTTATCATTACTATGTTCTTTGATTGATAAACAACTATCTAAATCAAAATTCTTTGGAAGAATTACAATAAAACTTGTAGAACTAGAATTGGTAACAAAATCTCTTTTAAGTCTCATTAATACTCCTAAACACCTTTTTGATCAACACCAATAACGGTTAAATAAGCATTAAGCAACTTTACCGATTCTGGCTTGATATCAACGGTTTGAAGTTTGTCAACAAGTTGGGGCTCAATAATATTTTGAATATGTCTATTTTTTAATTCAATACAATCTGATTTCGTAGTTAAAAATTCGAACAGATTTTCTGGAGCATCATGTGCTATAATACAAGCTGTCTCCATCTCTCCCATTCGTTGACCACCTTTATTTCTTCTTCCTCCAAGTGGTTGTAAAGTTCTTCTAGTATAAGCACCAATTCCTCTCGCTGATAATCTTTCTTCTGCAATATGAACCATGCGAAAGAAATATAAAGAACCAACTGTAATTGGATTAAATAAGTTTGTTTTAGAGATGGGATCATACACCACTTGTTCAAACTTTGTATTTGTATAATTTAATGCTTGAATTAATTGCTCAACTGTTACTGATTCAAAAGGAGGTTGAATCACACTAAAAGATCTAATAAAGTCCTCAGTAATTTCTTCTGATAATTGATCTTTAAATTGAGTATAATACCACCCACCTTTTGTGTTATCGATGATTTTAATATATCTTTTTAGATGGTGCTTCAATGCTTCTTGTGTTGAACCTGCTCTTAACATTGCTATCAAATGAAATTTTAAATCTTGTACAGACATGGCTAAATGAGCTTCAAACAATTGACCAATATTCATTCGAGAAATAATTCCTAATGGATTAATACAGATATCTACATGTCGCCCATCTTCAATTTTTGGCATTTTCTCATGTTCTACAATTCTAGAAATAACTCCTTTATTACCATGTCTATTTGCGATTTTATCGCCAACTTTGATTGGTCTATAAAAAATCCCAAACATTTCAACATAAACGCCAGGAATGCGTTCTTTCTTTATTTTATATTTTCCTGCAAATGAAAACTTATCAAGAGAATAATTTCTTACTAAAGAAAGAACTTTTTCTTTTGGAAGATGTTGTTCTAAAATTTCTTGAAACGCTAACTGTTTCTTCTCTTGTTCTTCAGTCTTCTTTTCAATCCATTCATTAAACTCCGGAATATCTGTATTCCAAGTATTTGCGTAGACATTTGTTTCAATAATTCGAATCGATTCCGTTGTTGTTAAATGAATAGCTTCTTTAAATAATGAATACTGCTCATTATCAAACAACTCTTTGATAATAGCAAAAGGTTTATTTTTTAAAATAATATCTTCTGCTTCAGGTAGAGGTTTATATTTTTGCTTACTTAATGATAACAATACTTTATTCGATGGGAGCATAAATGACAAGTCTTCAAAATGAACAGATGTAAAGACCTCATCTTTTATAAGTCGATCAGATATTACAATCCCATCTTCATAATTACTTCCATAGTATGGCATAATTGCTGTTAATAAATTCTTTCCAATATTAATATTTCCATCTTTACAGAAATTACTTTCAGCTAAGATATCTCCTTTCTTGAACTTATCACCAATAGAGACATAGACTTTCATAAAATCCATATTCGAAACATAAATCTTTCTCCAAGAACGATCAAATATTTCAAACTCCTTATCATTATACATAACAAAAATATATTCATTGTTAATATAGATAACTTCTCCGTCTTTTTTCGCTATTTTAATAAACTGCGTTTGATCCGTGTACAAGCCTTCACATCCAGATTGAATGAGAGGAATATCAAAATATTTCATTAAAATAGCTTGTCGCATTTGTGATGCTGACATTTGAAGTCTAGTTTGATCATCATGTTCTAAAAATGGAACCATAGAAACAGGTATTGATGTTGGTTGATTAAGTAATGTTTCATCTGTAAATCTTAAGTTTTCATCAACTTTTACATTTGGTAATAAATTTTGAACAATACCACAATTTTCTCTATCAGGAGTATCTACTGGACATAGTCTTCCTAACATGCTAGGTGTTATATCTCGAAGATGTTTTGGAACATTTTCTCTTTTAAAACCACCTGGACCTAGTAAGCTCACTCTAGATAATCGAGTAAGTTCTTCAATAGGGTTAATACTGAAATCAAATTGAACTATGTCAGAAACATTACAATCGCTTAATATTTGCGTTGAATTCACATTAAATTTTGGTTGTCTTGCTGTTCTTGTAGAAATACATAAATTAAAAACAGCTGCCATTACTTTCATTAAAATCATATATTCAAAGACTCGAATTCTTTTATTTGTCAACAAAGTATCATCAACTGGACTGTTTTCCATCGCCCATAATAATTCATCAAGAACTGTTTTTGTATGAAAAAATTTCGTAGATAATATATCAACTTTTGGAATCAAATCTAAAGCATATACAATATCTTCACCTTTGGATTTAGCTATATGCTTTGAATATGTTCTTCCTACTGCCATGATATAATCATCTTGTGTATATGACCTATCTGCTTCATAGGTCATTTTTAACTCTGATAGTAAAATCTCGTATAATTCTTGACTTGTTTTCTTCTGTTTGGTTTCAATCAGCTTTTGAATTCTATCTTCATCAATTTCCATTGCATTAAAATCATATCTTTCATTTAATGCTTCTGGTCCAAAGAATGCAAACATTAAAATAGCCAATGGAACTTTCTTTCCAAGAAAACTAATTCTAATTAATGGAGGTTCCTTCTCTTCTAATAACATTAATGTTGCAACATTAGTTCGGAGTTTAATATTTTCACCACGGGTTACAATGGGAATATCAAATAATTGGAAGTACGCAATTTTTTGTCTACCATTAATCTGAATGTAATTATCTTTAATTAGTTGTGGAATAAACATACTTAAGTTAATTTCACTCGTCCCCTTTTGCAACCGAATAATTAAATTCTTCTTTTTAGTTTTTTGAAGTTCCCCAGAAGAAAACTTTGACTCTTTTAAATCTAATTCTAAAATTGAAAATCCAGCTTCTACCGCCGGTTTTAGAATGTCTTTTACATTTTGTAAAAGACATTCATATTCCTTTCCTCGCATATTGAAAATATTCTCATCCGCATCAACTTTATAAAAAGGATTAACAAATTTCAATCACGTTTCCTCCATTTGTTTTATGGTAAAATTCTTATTTGTTTAGCGACAATCACATAGGATAATCCCTCAACACCAGTTGCTAGAACACCTTTAAATTCAACTTTCCGAATAGTGTTAATGTAACTTGGTAAAGTAAGTTTCTTCGCTATTTGTTCAGCTTCTTTTTTAGTGGAATAAATATGAAATCCACATTTATAACCTTTATCTCCACCTAGCCACAGAAAGGAGTCATTTTGAGTTTTATACCATTGATCGTATGAATAAGCGACTGTCGTATTATAATATTTTCCATATAATAGACCTTTAGAAAATTTCCCATTCCGACTTCGTTTTGGTTCACCACGAAAAACTTTATATCCGTAATATTTTCCATTAATTTTTTTTAGTGGAATTTTTTTTAGATAGTCTAAACACATTTTAAGAGATCCTTTCACCAAGTAAAATTTTATCTAGAACACCTTTATAATTCCCAGAATTTAAAATACCTTTCAAAATATGTCTTCTCGGATTTGAAAATGCCAAGCCAAGAATCCAACTTTCATTACTAGGAACACTTTGAACACTAAAGTATGTAGGTTCTACTTTATCTCTATTATCTAATAATCTCCATTTCGTTCCTCCGGCCCAAGCCATTTGCGATACAACACATTCAAAATGAATATGTTGAATATCTTGATTATGACTATAGGCCTCATATAACTCAGTTGTAATTTCTATACTAGATTTTTCTTTTAGTTTATGAAGGGTTTTTGTTACTTCTTTTAAATCATCGATGATGTCCATTTGCTTTAATGCAATTTCATCTTCATCTTCATGATCTTTTACAACAGCAGATCCTGATGTATGGAAAGTTCTAAGAACTAACTGTGTTGCTCTCTCTCCAAGGGTTTGTGCAGCTATAACCCCAACAAATCTACTATGTAAACTTTTCCATAAATCTCCATAACATGTTTTACATAGTTTTTGAGATTTACAATAAATTGGACTTCTAAGTAAAACTGTTTTACCAACAAAGGATTTATAATTCTCTTTAGTAATTTGATTTAGTTTAGTTTTACTTTCTAGATAAAATCTATTTATTAACATCTTGGCTTTCTTTTCTGTATCAACAAACACGTCTAAGGTATCTGTTGTTCCACAATCTTCTAAGTTTAAGTCAAGTTGTAAATTTGCGCATGTAAATATTAGTTTTCTTGAAAGATATCCAGACGTTCCTGTATTTATTGCAACATCCAGTAACCCTTTTCTACATCCATAAGTAGAATTAAAAAATTCTTCTTGTGTCAGACCTTCAAGCAAACTATGTTTAATCGGAGTTGGTAAAATCTTTCCCTCCGAGTTTGAAATAAAACCTCTAGCAAGAACTATTTGTTTGGCTTGATCCCAACTACCTCTTGCTCCAGAATCAATCATATAAGAATATTTAAAATTCATTCTTAAATTGTCTATAATTCCATCTTCTGAAAATCGAGCTAGTTGTTGTTCAGGACTATATCCTTCAAAAATATTATCTCGAAAAATATGGGAATCATCCCACTTAAAACCTAGAATGGACATAGTAGTACCAAATAGAGTAGAATACTTAAAGCCAAGTTTCTTTATTTCATCTAGACTAGTCATCATAATATCTTCATGATATTTCGCATTAATATCATTAAGAATTAACATGAGTCTTTTAGCATCAACAATTCCTGTTACAACAGGATAATCTTGCGGTAAACATTCATTAAATTCCTGTTCACCTTTGGTTATACTTTGATTTTTATATTCTGTTGCTTCTAACGAGTTTGGAATTTTTTGTGATGTTAATGCGTAAATTCCTAAAATAATATCTTGACTAGGAATCGTTGTTAAATTTTGATTTGATGGACTAGAAAGATTTTTAGAAATGAAAATCTTCTCTCTGACTTCTTTTTTTGATTCTTCAGAAATAGGAATATATACAGCCATTTGATCTCCATCAAAGTCTGCATTGAATGGAGGACAAATCAATGGATGGATTTTAATTACTGCGTCTCTAGTAATTAAAACCTTAAAACCCAAGAACCCGAGACGATGAAGACTTGGTTGTCTATTTAGAATGCAAACTTCCTTTTCTGCTAACTTTTCACAAAGAGAATATAACTCAAAAGATTCTGTATCAATACATGTATCGACACATTCAATCGCTGAGTTTAATGTATTATACTGTCCATATTCAATCAATTTCTTTGCAATCGGCAACTTATAAATCTCTAGAAACATTAAATATGGAATTTTGCATTCATCTAGCGATAGAGTTGGATCAGGAACAATAACAGCTCGTCCAGAAAAGTCAATTCTTTTACCTAAAATATTTCCACGAATAAGACCTTCCTTCTTTGACATCTTTTCTAAAATATGTTGATTTAATTCAATCACATCTTTTTGTAATTGTTTGAAATAAGAATAATATAAATTCTTATCCCGTTGAATATTAAAAAATGTGTCTTTCATTACAGACGTTAGTTGTAATATTTGTACATAGTATCTATTTATTTTGTCAAGAACTTGATTATTTTTATTAATACCTTTCGCAGCTGGTCGAAGATCAGGAGGAAGAACAATGATATTATTAATTAATAATTTATCAATGTTTTCTAGAATTAATTTCCATTCTTCTTTAACAGCATCTTTCGCAACAGTTTCAATCAACTTATGAATTGCTTCTGTTCGTTCCCAAGTTTGAGTATTTGGAGGAATCAAAGAAGAATCTAAGACAATTTCAGGATAATCATCTTTTAGAAATAAAATACTTTTTTCATTTCTCATTAACGTATCAACAGCGGCTTTAATTTGGTTTCCAGAAATTGAAATAATTAAATCATAAAACAATGGGTTGACCACAGGAATAGGTAACGCAATTTTTGCAAATCTAGTTCTTCGTTCATCACTATTGACAATTTCAACCAAACACATATTGCACTTACCCCCAGATTTTGACACTCCATAATATGTACCACACTGACAAGTATAATTATGCTGAGGTCCAAATATTTGCTCTGAAAATAAGCCCTCTGGATGAAATTTCTTCTTATCAACAATTCTTGTTGATGTTATACTTGGTAAATCTTTACAGAAGCTGTCATAATCTAAAAGTTTTGGCATTATTTATCCTCTTTGTTATCTTTATTATCAAAAAGTTCTTTTGTTTTCTCTGAGAGAAACACAAAATGTTGTTTTACATGTTTTGAAACAATTTCATCAATAGAGGGAAGTAGTTCAAGAACTAGTTTTTTGATTTGGTCTTGTCCTAGTTCCCCAAAATACTTTTGGCATTCTTTTTTAATTATTTCTTTTAATGTAGCTTCAAGGTCCGACATATGATCTCCTTTTCAAAATGGAATATATTTAACATCACCCCATGGCATGAAATACGCATTTTCTAAATTAAAAGTTACTAATGTGTTTTCTAATAACATTTGAACTTTATGCGTAAATTCATGCCATCTAATTTGAGGCGGAAGACAAAACTCTGCTGTTGCAGACTTACAATTTGGATGAATAGATTTTCTGAGATATACGGTATCAAGTTTCTTATCTACTAGTAATATTTCATAACAGGGAATTATATATTTCTTGTCTAAATAGGTTATTTTATATAATTGTCCTTTGTATTTCAAACGTTCCGGTACTAAAGTTTTTTTAATAGTTTTTGTAACAAGGTTCATTAAGCAGCACCAGTTTCAGGAAGTAGTTCAATGTAGAATTTTGGACCTTGGGAAATGCTAATAACATACGAATTGAATTTAAATGGGCTTTGGACCATACTCACAAAATGCATTATCAGATCACCACTTGAATGCAGACTGTTTTGCGGAATTACATTTTGAAATAGCGGAAATGATTTGCCTCCAACATAAACATCAATTGGGGAAGATTTATTTTGTTCCAAAACCAAAGGTATACTCTGAGGTAAATTAATAAATTTTTGTTCCCCAGCCGTTGAATCATATATTATATCTTCTTGTGTATCATTAATCTTCATAAAATCTAAATCAAACTTATTTACAGTTTGAGCTGTTATCATTTTTTCTAATGTCTTATTTGTCATTAACATTGTAACTAAAGAGGACGCAGTTTTCAAATCATTTGAAGATATTAGTTCTAAATATTGGCCCTCATATTTTAGTTGTGATTGAATATTTTTTCTACAATCTACAACAAGATACCTAGACGAAATATATAATCTCGTGTCAATCAAAGTACCTCTGTCATATAAATAGTCTCGACAATCTAAAACTAAATTGCAAGTAGGTAAGAATGTTTCACCCTCAATAAACCTTAACTTATATAAAGTTATTTTTATGTTCGGGATTCGCATAGTTACAATCTGTTTGAGACATTCTACTTTTGGTTTACCAACATCTGACAATCTATAAATTGAATTCTTTAAATTTTTATCTTCAACAAGATCGCCATCGAAAATTATAATTTCTTTTATACTATCAATTTTTGAAATAGAATCTACTACAAATCCACCCAACGCCCCAACCCCAAGAACACAGACTTTTTCAAAGATCATAATATCGACTTTAAACTCGAAATTTAGAATACATTCTTTGAATTATATCTTCTTGGGAGAACATCAGGGGAAAAAAGTTTATGATCATTATGATTCAATACCTCCGGAAAGTAATTAACTTGGAATCAAAAACGAATGACATCTTGATCCCAAGTTAATTTTTACAATAAAATATAGGTTATGTTTTATTTACTGGTGTCTCTAATAAATTCTTTTCAAGTCTTGTTAACAATGGTTCATAAGCAGATTTAAACGTGAATCCATGATATAAAGCCAGTGTAAGGGGTAGCAACTTTGGAAGATAAATTTTTGCAATCCTTTTTTCTGTTCCATTTTTATATACAGTTGTCCTAATGATTTCAAATTTAGGAATATCGTTAAATCCATAGATGTCTCTTAATTCATGTTCACATTTTTCAACAAGTACAATATCGTCATGACTTCTGACTTTAACGATTTTCTTACAATATTTTTTCCAGTCTTTACGACCAACATTAATTGGAAGATTTGTAGACTTTTTAAACAATGCTGTTAATGCACGTCGAAAAGCTCTATCCTTTCCTTCTTTTTTATTATAAGAATCCATTACTGACTTTATAGAGACTCCTCTTGAAAGAAGAAAATTCTCTTCATTTAAAAGAAGACAAACAGTGAGAACAGGTCCCAGAAAGGGTATCTGTGCGGAATTAATCTCATAGAATTTAATTTTTGTAGCTCCCATCGTTGTTAATAGAGCTTTTGTCTTCGCTTTCATTTTTTTTCTCCAAAAGAAATGTAGTAGGGGGTTCAAAAGAACCCCCTTGGGACTTAATTATACAGACGTCTTCTTAAGAAGGCGTTTCTTCTCTTGTGCCGCTCTCATCGCTGATTTAATTTTTGATGCTATATCCGGGTTGGCCCAAGCGGCTTTCATAGCAGCTTTATGTTTTTGTCTAACTTCTGGTCTATTATGAATTTCTTTCATCGTTGGTTTAACCGAAACTGGTGTAGCCGGGGAAGACGGAGCTTCTTCATCACCTTTATCGCCAGCTGGTTTTAGAAATTCCAGACTATCCCCTGATTCGATAATATAACTGTTGTCAACTTCTTCACCATTCACAATACCTAATGACATTCTGTCAATATTCAAGGCTTCTTTCAAAAGCTCAGCTACTGCACCAACGGTTTTACCACAAACGGAGAATTTATCAGAGCTTGCTCCACAAGAAACTTTAATTCTAGTTTCTGTTCGTTCTCCTGCTGGGGCATCACTATCTATTACAGTAGTTCTGAATTGACCTTTGATTTGTTCAGGCATTGACTCTGATTCTTGAATACTTAAAATATTATCAATTACAACATCTTTTCTTTGTTTTGACATTCCTTTAATCCCTAGATTGCGACAGATATCTCTGAGACCATCTAAAGTAAAATCAATTAATTCTTGTTCTGTGTATTTCATAAAAAACCTCCAAAATTACTTTACTCGTCGTTGTTTCGAATCAACAACCATTTTTCCGATATCGAAATAAACTTCAGATTTTTCGATATCTTGAAGAATCACTGCATTGTAAAACAGCCAACACATTATAACGGCTGCGGTTACATTTGTAAATATTAATTGCGGCTCTGACAAAGCCAATTCTTCACACGATAATTCGTCTGGTGATTTATCTGTTGCATTTCTAATTTCTGGATGATAAGCACATAAATCTGGTGTTACATCTTTTCCCTCCTTCCTTATAAAAAGTTGGGCATTCCCATTAGTATAAAAATTTCCTCCTGATATAAGCGTAATATTTTGTAGGGTTTTGCAATAGTCTGAAACGATTTTTCTGGTTTTATGATTATCAACACCCAGAAACACTATAGAATCTTCCGTAATAAAGTTTAGGGTGTCTGAAGTCACATAGTGAGGAATTGCATCTATATTTATGTTCTTGAATTTCTGGATTAAATCTGCAACTTTGCTCTGAGCTTTATTACCAAGATTGTTAAAGCTTTGTCTACTAGAATTTTTTGGCTCATAAGCGTCCCCGTCAATCAAAACTAGGTCACAATTTTGAAATGCTGGCCATGAGTTTATATAACGAGCTATTAAGTCACTTAAGATACTTCCAATTCCTCCTAATCCTACGATAATAATCTTCATTTATCAAGACTCCTCATTAGTTTTTACTGTTGTAAAAAAATCTTTTGATGGATCGGTTTGTGTTTCCAAATCATCTAAATCATTGTCCAAAACAAACTCTTCTAAATTATATGCTTTTATTAAATCTTCTTCAAATCTTTTTTTACCATGATGAAAGACCTCGCATCCAAAACAAGGATGTGTGCTACTACTCTCATTACCATCTTCATCACCTAAGAATGCTGATAAATCGTATGAAGGAATTATAGATGAAGGAACATATTTAACTTTCTTATTAATTTTCCGAAGCCATTTTTTATTATATGGATGAGTCAAAGATGAATCTATTTGATATTTATATTTCTTCTCTGCGTTAGTTGGTGTTGGTAGACTTTTTCTAATTATGCCATCAATATATTCTCCTGCATCAACAATAAATCTCTTTCCATTAATAACAATACTTGAAGAGATATCGAACATGGGTTGATCTATATGACCAACAGTAATATGTAATCCATCAAAATGTTGTTCATCTCTATCATCGACATAGGAATGCCAGGCTGACATACTCCCATGACTATGAATTGTGCCTATTAATTGATAATTTGGAATCGTTTTTAAATTTTGATAAGATACCGCACCTCCACTTACTTGTTGATTTGGTATATATAGTTTATACCATTTTCTTTTTGAATTATAATATAGTAAGATAACTGCTTCTGCATGATATTTATTATAAATATCTTTACAGAAGTTAATAACCTTCGAAAATACTATCTTTGGAATTTTAGGAACGTTTAAACGCGCTTGTTCTGTTATATCATTTAATATAGAAATTTGATCAACTTTGATAATACTATGAACTAAGTCAAATGTTTTTTTTAAAAAAATTCCATTTTTGGCAATGATATAATAGATATTATCTTGCGGAGGAGGTTGTTGTCCATCATTTATAAATATTTTAAACATTAATCAAATATCCTTTTATCAAATTTAAAGTTAAATTTTCCATTAGTATTAAAAATTATATTATCATTTCCATGTATAAACCCGTTTATCCATGTATTGTAACTATTAGATTCTTCTACTCGTGGATAAAGAAACCCAACTCTGGCTGTCTTTACTTTTGTCGTCAACGCAACTCCATTCCGCAATCGATAAATATTTAAATTAAAGAGTCGAAGACCAGAATAGTTTATATGATATAATAAAATCTGAGTCCCATCAAATTTCGATAATTCTTCGAACATATCGAGTTGTTGAGCTTTAATTTTTACGATATCTGGATTTTCAACATTAGTATTAGGTACAATATTAAAGTTCTCTTCTACTTGAAATGGCCATAATGTACAACAATTCGACATTAAGACCAGTGGAAATTTTGTGAAATTACATCCAATAAAACCTATAATTCTATAATTTGCTCTTCTTGGAAAACAAGAAATACCCACTGTTTTTGGTTTGATTACCATTCCTGCTTTTAAATTCTTATATTCAGTTTCGATATGTTTAAAAGAAGAACATAAAATTTTGTCTCCGATAACAATTGGATCTTGTCTTATCGACTCTCCATCTGTAGTTTCAACTAACACTCGCTTTTCTTCATCATTAACTATAAAGTTTGTAATTGATCGTCTCTTTATCATTTCATTTGGTTCATTCCAACATGCGACCACTATTCTATCACCAATGTTTAATGCTGCTGTTCCCGGAAACCTAATTTCATTTGGTGTAACAAACTGCTTAATCTCTTCAAATGAAGCTGATTCAACCTGATTATAATTCAAGCAATATATTCGATCATTATAATACAAAAACCCATCTTGAAGTTTAGCTAAGTGATCATAGGCAAGTGTAAATGAAGTGATATCCTTGCTAAGATCAGTATAAGGCAATAAAATATCTTTGGTTATCTGTGTGAGCTCTATACGTTTGACTACTCTAGTAAGATTAACTGGGGATGTAAATTCAATATATATCTGATCATATTGATGAACAATTTGTTTACAAACGACAAGCTCACAACTCCCCATCATTCCGTGTTCTAATCCATGTAAGAAATAATATTTTTCTCCTGTAACTATTGAAGTCCCATGAATATTTATTTTATTTTTATCAAATTTTTGGATTTTTATATGATCTACTATATATCTTTTTCCATTTGCTAGTTGAAATAAGATCCTACCAGTTCGATCCTTTATAATAGTATCGATTACAGAATGAATTTTCCCCAAAAATTGAAACTCGAGAACTACTATATCTCCAACAGAATATGTTTCTCCTTTGATTTCCACAGACGGTGGGCATTGATTCTCCTTGAGTTTCCTTACTAATTTATGTCTTAGGTTATGGCTATCTAGAACCTGATAAGTTTTTCCGTTACTATCTTCGAATACAATATAGCCTATTCCGGAAACTGACAGAAAATCTTTAATATAAAGTTCTTTTTTATGTAGTGTTACTTTATCACCGATAGATAAACAAAAGCTATCAATTATGATACTATCAATCCAATTGGTAAACGCTACAATTGGTGTTCTTTTTTTACTCACTAAATGTGGCGAGTTTATCATATTAACCATGGTTTCAAATGATCTCAACGAGGGATTATATAGGTGCTGCTCGTTTTCGATTTGATCAATTCGCTCCCCAAGATCTGTCTTTACATCTTCCCAAGCCACATTAAAAACAAACTGAGAATCTTTAACTGAATAATATTGCCATTGCAAAAAATCAGAAACAAATTCTGTATTTTGATAAGCCAAATAATTACTTGGTAAATCTTTGTTAAATACTGATGACCAGAAATGATCAAAATATTCGTCAATCATGTCCGGAATAGATGTTGATTTTATGTGATACGATCCCGGGCATACTTTTTGAGCCTCATCAATATTTGGTAAGTTTGACTTTAGTAAATAATCAAATGTACTTTTTAACGGAGATAAGCGATAAAACAATGAATGAGAGATCGTTGGATCAAGAGACGGTGTTAAAGTTAAGACAAGAACATGCACAATATATGGAAAGGATACTCGAAAGGTATATGGAACACCTATTGGCTTTAATACAAAATCTTTATAGCCAAATTCTTCAAGTTTTCCTTCTGTTTTAAGTCGTTCTACAGAAGATTCCATTGATAAATTTACTCGAAGTGTTCTTGTTGTTGGCTTATCTTCAAGAACAAAGAGAAATCGTTGGGATTCTACCTCGTCATTATATTGTTTGACAAACCTACAATTTTTTGGAAGAATGAACGGACTAGAATTTAAGTTGAATCCATGTGACAATTTTTCAAGAAATGAAGATGTTAAAGTTGTTTTCTCATGAATTACGGATTCACTAGCAAGTTCATCAATTGTGGTATATGTATATTCTGGATCGATTCGAATAACTTTTTTTATACCCACGTTTATCCTCGTTTTTTCAAATATTGTTTATTCTTTGTTTTTAACCATTCAACATTCTTAAATGGAATGGATCGCCATTCCACTTTATCTAGATCAAAAATATGAACGATTCCACTTGTTTTGACCAGCTTAAGAACCTTGGCAAAATTAAAATCTTTTGGATGGTGTTCTTTAGGAATTCTTTTAAAATTTAAAGTTGCATTCATAATTCTTTCTGTTCCATCTTTTTTTATAAATTTTACTGTTACAATATCGTTACTGATAATTTTCTCCCAAAAGTCAATGATATCATCAATTAAATCAGTCATACTTCTTTCCTCCCATTTCAGTTTGTACCATTAGCAATATTAATTCTAGAAAATCAATTCTTGGTTTCCACCCCAACCTTTCTTTTGCCTTAGTTGCGTCACCACAAGAACGGTGTATATCCAGAGGACGATATAAGTTTTTATCAATAATAACATATTTTTGATAGTTTAAGTTCACCAATTGGAATGCAAGATTTACAAACTCTCGAACACTATGTGTTTCTCCAGTTGCAATAACATAATCATCTGCCTTAGATTGTTGAAGCATTAACCACATAGCTAGTACATAATCTTTGGCGTAACCCCAATCTCTTTCCGCTTGTAAATTTCCCAAATGTACATTTGTTTGAGATCCTTTTTTAATGTTAACTACTGATTGAACAATTTTCTTACTTAGAAATTGTTCAGCTCGACGCGGTGATTCATGATTAAAAAGAATTCCGCAACAAATAAACATACCCAATTGTCTATAATATTTTGCTAAGTGAAAACCTGTAACTTTAGAAATTCCGTATGGAGATACAGGATTAAATGGAGTCAATTCCGTTTGCAGAAGTTGTGTACTTCGACCAAACATTTCACTGGATGCAGCAAAATATACTTTACAGTGTGGGCATACTTGATGTAAAATAGACAAAATATTATATGTTCCATTTATATTCGTATACATGGTTTCTTGTTCATACTTAAATGAATCTTCAACACCACTATTCGCAGCTAAATGATAACATTCATCTGGATTTACCTCTGCAATTATCTTACGTAATGTATGATAATCTTCTATGGATGAAAAATGAAGATGTATCTGTTCTAATATATTAGAAATTCTATAATAACGTTCATTTGTTAATAGTGCTATACTAGGTCTTATAATTCCATGAACAATATACTCTTTAGATAAGAGAAGTTCAGCTAAGTAACTTCCATCTTGCCCGGTAATTCCTGTAATTAGAACTACTTTAGAATTTTCGGACATTATATTTTATGACCTTCTTTATCTCTAATACATCAAGTAACAATGTTCTTTTATGGGCTTTTTGTGTCCTTTCTTTTCTATGGATAGCATCAATAAAATCATCCATAATTCTATCCTCCTATTTTAAACTTTTAAACGTATCTTAATTTAGATAATGTTTTTTGAATACTTCTATCCAGTGGTATCCAATGCGTAACGTCATCAGTTAAAAATCCTTTACAACAAGTAAACATAAGTTTACCAAACATTTTATTTTTTCCTTTGAGATGATGACATTTCATAATATCAATACCAGTAAGATTATGATAAGTTATAACTATTTCTCCATTTTTTGGTTCTTGATCTAAAATGGATATCCATTTTGGTGGAATAATTTTTGTTATTGGCATTTATACTCCCATATGTTTAGAATGTAATGTATCACTTATTACTGTTTTTGCATGAGCTGCTCGAGTAATTTGGTTCAGATGTTTAATTACTGTTATTACATGAGCTGCTTGAGTAATTTGGTTCACATGTTTAGATTCTAAAGGATGACTTTGCCCACAAATTTGACCATCCTTATCTTTATGTTGATGCATAAGTTGTTTCTCTGGAAGGTGTTTTTTATGTTTTTGTTTCACTAGACTTTTTCCTTTCTAATCTCTTTATGAATTAATTCATCAGTTATGATTAAACTATCCTTAATCATTTGACTCATTATAACACAAGTCCAATTACACCCGTTGCAATAATTTATCTTATCAATAGCTTGATAATGACGTAAACGTTTATTTAATATATAATCATCACCCATAAATAAATTTCGAAGAGTGAAAGAAGATGGGGTTTTGATACCTCTAATCCGTAAACAAAGTCTGATTGTTCCATCTGCATCCACTGTTAAGTTATGAAGATCTTCTTCTAACTTACAATCTATTTTAGATGGAAGAATATTATAAATTTCCATCATAAAATTTTTATCTAAGTGGACATTTAATTTAGATTCATATATATTTAATAACATCTGTTTTAACTCTTCTGTAGGTAGAACTAATTGGCTTGAATCGTGTACATTCGAGAAATCATAAAATTCATTGTGAGCTATATCCACAAATGTGATATCACTACTAATACCTTCATTTGTTAAATCTTTAACGAGTCGATATAGATACTGCACATTATCAGATGAAACTGTTATTTCCGCAACTAAATCTTTAACATACTTTTTCATTTCCACTAATCTTTTAAACCCTTCATGTGTTTTCTTTACCCGATCATCAGTTGAACTTTGGCTACTATATAATAAGGGATCAACTGACGACGTTAACCCAGAAACTACTTTAACTTTATCAAACAATTTTTTAATTAACGGTTGAATTTCTTGTGTATTATTTGTAATGATTGTATAATGAATGTCAGAGTCATTACAAAATCTAATAATTTGATGTAAATCTTTTCTCAAGAAAGGCTCCCCACCATAGAATATATGAAACATATTTGGATTATGTTGGAGCATTTCATATAATCCAGATAGAATCATTTTCGTATCCATTTCTTTTGCAGTATAATCACCTACCAATGGATACTCAGTCTTTGGAGATGGGTCTTTTGTAATTCCGCAATAAGAACATTGCAGATTACATCTTCTAGTTAGAAGCCAACTTACTATATGGATTTTATCTTTCATTTTGTCTCCCTATGGTTTATTTCTCTACGTAATCTTGTGTAATATATATTATCGGTTTCTGAAACATTTGATAAATTTGTTTCCAGTAGCTTTTTTGGTGCGTATATATAAAGCGACCGGCGTAAAAATATAGAGTAGAACAATTTATAGTTGTCGTTCCTTTATTCATACATATTGGCAATACTAGACATTCCTTACAAGGAATATTTCGTCTTTTACGACGTACCTGATTACTATATTTCATTTTGGATCTACTTCCTCTAAAAACCAACTCTTCCATGAGTGACCAAATGCTTTATCCATCGCTACTTGTTTTGTCATTTTTGGAATTGCTTTTATTTTTTTAAAGGTGATACCTTCAATTCGTTTGATATATCCACAGTCCTCTAATATGGTTCTATATTTATATATCGTATTTTTACGATCTTTTTCATTCAGGCCTATGTTTGTATAGATTTCACTTATCTTAAATTCTTCACCAATCTGTTTCTCTCTAAAATAGGATAAGAATAATGTCCATATTGGATATGGTATTCTTCTAGGTTTGTTATATCGTTTATTTAGTGAATTCATAAATATCCTTGTGAGTGATGATCTGGACAAATATATGTAACTCTCTTATTAAACATTTTATCAATTCGTTTCCACAATCTATTATTGGGTATCTTATATTGATATAGAATAGAACAAACGATTGATGTTTTTACTTCATTAATGCATATTGCGTATGATATGCATTCGTCACAAGGAATAATTCGTTTTTTACGCCTTGCGTGATTACTATATTTCATTTCCAATCAGCTAGAATCATTGATGGAAGAGACTTTGCATCTATAAATCCAACATCATAGGCTGCTACTTTACATATCAATACTGTTGATATATGTTCATGACTGATCTTTTCTGGTTTTGATACTGCCCATTTATATTGATAATATGCACCATAGTTTTCACTCAATTTAGTTCCATACTTCTTATTTACTTTCTTCGAAAAATCTCTACAAAATTTAATAACTTCTTTTGTTTCTGGAGGATTATTTGGATTGTATTCTCCAAACTTCGTTAGAAGACTAAAGAATAAATGCTTTCTTAACTCCAATCCCCATTTTTTCCAATGTGACTCTTTATTGTTTTTCATGTTTTCAACTCCTTTCATTTCTTTGTTGAATAACCTTTGTACGATTTCATAATTTTCCTTTCATAACGCATCCTCATCTTCGACAAACCAACTCTTCCACCTTTCAACATAGGCTCGATTTTTACATTCTCTTAAACTTATGAGAGGAATTGGTTTAGTTTTTCGATATTGTCCTCTCGTAATATAAGATAAATAACCAGAATGCAGTAAGATTGCTCTATATGAATCGAGAGTATTATATGTCGATAGGGACGTACGTATTCCCATGACTTTTAGTACTTCTTGTCTTGTGATTATATCACCAACTTGTCTAGATCTTAACCATAGAACTAATTTATTCCATAATGGGGTTTCTCTAAGTTGTTGCATCATTTTCTTAAGCAGTGGTAAAAGGAACTTTTATCACTCTTCTTCCATAAATAACACGAGCATGACAATTATTTAATGATGCTAACAAATGTTCCCACCATTTGTACAATTTATAATCCCAATTGTAATTTAGTCGTTCTTCCGTTCTGTTTCTACTAAACATTGATGAATCTCCTTTTAAGAACATTTCAAAATCATCAAACCAGATCTTTTTGAATCCAAAGTAACATTTTGAATGTTTGCCATATCTGGAAAAGAAATTTCAAGTTTCTCTTGATCCCGTTCATTATATGCCTCGGAACCATAATGAGAAATATATACCTTATCATCAATAAAGATATATGAATAATCTGTTGTGCGACTATTAGTCCAAGGCCAAGGCCAACCCATTTCCGGAAGTGTTCCTTGTGCTGTTTTGATCAATGAAATAACTTCATCTTCGAATTGTTTTTGTGATGTTGCTAATTTAATAGATGATGGAATATTAGATGGATATCCATCCCATCCAATACTACCCAACCATTTTACTTTTTCTCCGGTTCTAATATAAAAATCTGCCCGTGTTCCCATGATTTATCCTTTCAAGGAATTGCTGGTGTCCATTGTTCCAAATATTCTGTCCACTCTGTACGTATTGAATTATACATATAATAAGAATCGTTAATAAAATAATGTTTGTTTAAATGCATATCCATTAAAACCTTGTGCAAATACATATGTTGATTCTGATCTACATATGCTAATAAAACCCTCGTCTTTTGATTTATAAACCATTTTATTATTGCAAATTGATAATGATCAAGGCGATAATAAACATGCGGAAGGCTTGTCATCTCTTCTACCCAAGTATATTTTTCATCTTGCGTGTAAGTAATTAATTGTTTTAAAGTGTGAAATGTTTTTGGATAACCAATTTTAAAAGATTTAAGAAACGTTTTTAATCTGGCATGCGTTTTAGGTTCTGGTATGAGAATATAATGTGTTGAACTAGAATTTGTTACAAATTCTTGTTTGATCTTCAAGATACTTGTCTTCCTACTTTAAATCCATATTTAGGAAGGTCTTTAAAAGTTATTTTTTTAATCTTACCATTAGGAATCTTCAATACCTTCGCTACACCTTCACATAACATATCCATACATGTAATGTCTGGATTTTCAATCAATAGGTTAATGGCCACTACTCGATGAGCAGGAGTAGGCCATTGTGCTCCTTGTGGGAGACCTGCGTCAATAATGTCTGACAATTGATACATACATTACCTCCTCACCTCAAATATTCTTTAACAAACCACTTAAAAGATTTTGACGATCCACCATCTCTTAAGATATAATCAAATACTTCACCAATTAAAGTTCCCTGTTCATCACCAAATACTACATAGTTCTGACCAGGATTCAGTTTTTTATCTCGTTGTCTTGCTGACTCCATTAAATTTTCTTGACTAAATCTTGGATCATTTTGATGCCAATGATACCGTTCAACAAATTTCTGGATCAATTCTGGATTTTCATTTACAAAATCTGTTAATAATTTAACTTGCTTGGTTTTATTTATAATTATAAATGCAGTTGAAGAACTGTTTGTTACAAAATCTCTTTTAATTTTCATATTGCCTCCAAACTATCTTAATGCAATAACATTGTCAGCTTCGAGTTGTTCGATATAGACGTGACTAATAATAAATAAACTTTTTTGTCTTGATAGTTCTTTTAATACTTTAGAAACGAAACCAATGTTTTCATCATCCAAACTATCAAAAATTTCATCAAACAACAATAAATTAAAAGTAACATTTTGGACAGTACTTTGTAAATCACAAAGTGTTAAAATTGTCCCAATGTCAACTAGTCTTGTTTGACCACCTGAAAGCTGAATTCTTGAATTTGCTTTCGTTATATTATCAAGTACATTGACAGAAATCTTATCTCTATATTCTCCAGTTTTTATTGCCTTTAAAGTATCAAATGATACTGTATATCTTCCATTGGAGATTTTATCTAAATAATAAGAAATCCTTTCATTCATAAATGGAATGGACTCATCAATTAACAAACTAGGAATTCCTAACGATGAGAAACCACTTTTCCAAAAGTTTAACACTTCTTCTTGTTTATAATAAAGTTGTTGTTGTTTATGTAATTCTTTTATTTCCGTTTGTATTGAGTTTATTTTTTCTTGAACAAGTTCAATTCGATTTTTATCAAAGACTTCTTCCGTCTTTTCTTTGATGGTGTTAAGTAAAGAAGACAGTTTACTCTTGTTTTCATCAATAGAAACTTGAATTCGTTTTTGTTCTGCAATTTGCGCTTCATACTTTTGTTTGACAGAAAATAAAGATACACTAGTTTTCTCTAATGTAGTTTTTTTCTCCATATATTTTTTACGAATTTCAGCTTGGGCTTGATCGCTTCTTGATTGTAATTCTACAAGCAGTGCTTGATGTTTTACATCAATTTCTCGATATTTTCCCGTAAGAGTTGTTTGTTGCTCGTTAAATTTAACAGCTTTCTCTTCTGTCACTTTTTTTAGTTCATTGTTTTTGTCTAACTGTTGTTGAAGCACCCCAGTCTTTTTTGAGTAACTCTGTTTTATTGATTCATCTAATTTTTGTTTCTCTTGATTTAATTCCTCGATTTTCTTCTTTAGATTCGTTTTATTTTGCTCATTCAATATTTGTAAACAAGTTGGACAAATAGACAAAGACATTACATTACGAGTAAGCTCATTAATTTGTATTTCGATCGATTCTAGTTTACTTGACAACCGAGTATAATTAACTTGTGTTTCTGTCGATACTTGTTGCAACTCTTCTACGGCTTTTCGCAAGTTCAGGATCTTATCATCAAACACTTTTGAAAGTTCATCAAACTGTTTGGATATTTCTTGTTTTGCTTCATCTTTCATGGTCTGACTTTTTTGGTTCAATTCATATATCTTTGAAGTTTTTGCATTGGTTAAAGATGAAGTTTCATTATCTTCTTCTTGTTTTATATTTAGTAATGCAGATCGAGAATCTGCAATTTGTTGATTAACTGTTAGTAATAAATCATCTACAGGAGTTGTTAGAAGAGAAGTTAAATTTTGTATGACTTTTTGTAACTCAGAAAGATCTCTTTCGTATGTTTCAAGGATCATTTGTTTTCGTCTATAAAACTCTTTTTCTTCTTCGTGTAACAATTCAATTTGTTTCTTAAAAGTAGGAATTAAAGTATCTTTAACGGATAACTCATTGCTTATCTGATTTTTTAGTTCTTCTAATTCTTTTAATCTTTTTACTGTTTCGTCATAGTATGTCGTATATTTATCAAGATCTAAAATTTTTCGAAAGATTTCTTTTTTCTCAGTATCAGTTAGATCTGTGAAAAATGTTTTAATATTTTGTCCAAAGAATAATGTATTCATGAACAATCTTTGTGGAACGATCAGAGTCTCAATTAAAGGAGAAATGTCTCTTTGACCTTTTCCTAATTCTTTTTTATCCTGCGTTAATACAACGGTATTCCCATATTTGGAATGTTTATGATATCGATCCACTCGATATGGAACGTCATCACTTGTAAAAGTTAGCCAAGTATGACAATTCTGACCAACTACATTATTAACTACATCATCACCTTTTTTTCCTTTACTTGTTGTTCCATACAAAGAAAAAGGAATTGCATCAATGATCATGGTTTTTCCAATACCATTTGGACCTGTGATTAAAGTAAGGTTATTCTGATTTAATGGAATAATCATTTCTTCAATATATGGTCCAAAGTTTTTCATTCCAACTTCTAAAAACTTGATCTGTTTCATTAATAAACTCCTTCAGCTGTATCAATAATAGAAACGGCTACTGTTTTATAAAGCTCTTTCTCTTGAATTTCTTTTATATCTAAGTATCTATCAAGTTTTTCTTCTTTGCTCATTGATGATGTAATTCCTCTATTGGTAATATCTTTTTCAACTTTATCAATTATTCTAAATTGATCTTGTAACTCTTGAACATCTATATTAATATTCCGAATTATCTTAACATAATGTCCTTCGTCTTGTAATTGTTTTGCTTGAGCTATAACTTCTTGCTTATTTTCTTTTGTCAGAATAAATTCCATATATTTTTTATAACCAACCGTTGGAATACTTTCTACATATAATGTGTTACTATCTACAATTAAAAATCTTTTTTCTTCACTCTTTTCACCCCAATCTAATTGAATTGGAGATCCAACATAATACAATGTAAGTTGATTATGTATTATTTGCTGTGGTTTATGATAATGACCAAGGAGAACTAACGAATACCTACCAATTAAATCTGTTAATTTAACATCTGATACGATACTTATTCCTGAATTCAATAATCCTTCATTTAAACCAAAATGTGATACAAGAATCTTTCCTCTATGATCTTTTACTTGCTCAAGAATGTTAATACAATATGGAATACAAACAATATCATCAAAACTTTGTGGAATCTTTGAAACCAAAGTTACATTCTGAATATGTCTTAATGATGATAATGCTGAAACTGCATCTACTCCTTTTCCAGATAAGTCGTGATTTCCATCTATCACGATAAAGTGAATTGTTTTAAATTCTGTAAAAAAGTTAACTAACACATCTTGAGCGATAGCATAAATGATGGACTTTCCATGTAAGGAGTCTCCGCCAATAATAATTGTATCTATCTTTTTGTTAAGACAATAGTTTGCCATATGATATATTGCAGTTCGCAAACTATGAAGTCGTTGTGGTAAATTGTTTTGAATTGGATCTTGTGTATAACCAGATAAATGTAAATCAGCAATATATCCAAATTTCATAATTTCATATCCTTTTTACTTTGGTGGAATAACGATATTATGTAGATCTTCTACTTTTGAAGTTAAATCTAACAGTTGTCCTTCGAATTCTGTAACTATCCCAGTACTTGATTTAACTTCTTCCATCTCTTGCTGCATTTTCAAGATTATTTCATCATAATCATCTTTGTTAGTTGAGATCTCGTCTTTCAAAGAGTCTATGTCATCAGATTGTGAGTCCATATCATTGAGTCTGTCTCCCAACTCATCTACATCTCCTTCTATATTTTGAACAGATTTGGTAAGATCTCTAATCTCACTCTCCATGTCATCAAAGGAAAACTTCTCCAACTCTTTCTTAAAATTATCAAAGGTGTCTTCAAGGTCTTCTATGGTTCTTTTGGTATTATCAAGTTGAAGCTCTTTTTCCGGAAAGTTATATTGATGAATTTCCTCTTGAATTGTGTCAACTTCCAATTGTAAAGATTTAGTCTGTTTCTCAACACTAAGAATTTGGCGAGATATATTCTCAAGTGTCTTAATCAGCTGTTGGAGAAAGTTCAATACATTTGTATCTACAGATACCTTCTCTAAATCTTTTTTTAGATTATCTATCATTGTCATCTTTGATTCCTTTCATTTAAAAGCTCTAATGCTGTTTCTTTTGTAATTTCATTCATTTTTCCATCAAATAAAATAATAAACTTTACTTTCCAGTTTTTCTTTTCATAGAACTCTAATCGATTAAAATACGTTCGTAGAATCTCTCTACACCCAATATCTACCATATCTATAAAGATTGGATTTTTCTTTCCGGGAGATGTACGAACAATTCGACCAGTTAATTGTTCAATATTTGAGATGGGTGATGTCATAATTAAACAATCTTTATGAGGAGCATCCACACCATCTCGAATTTTTCCTGGAGTTGCAAAGACAACTTTTGATTTTAAAACACTCATGTTTGCAGAACCAACAAATTTAGACTTATCTGAACTTTGTAACCACGAAAATAAATCATCAATTAAACTGAGTCGTTCTGCAACAAGAATTAAATTTCTATCATCGTCTATTAACTTTAGTAAAAGACCTTTAATAATTCGACTAAACTTTTCTGACTTTCTAATTAATCTAAGATATCTAGATTTCTGAAACATTCCTCCCCATCGTAAATATGCAAATCTGTTGGGAGTATCAACTTCAAAATCTGTTAAGAATGTTGTAACAGTTACATCCATTACATCGGCAGCTTCACCACTATATATGGATCCTAAATGATATTGAATAATATCAGAATTTCCATCATTTCGATAGGGTGTTGCACTCAATCCAAATGTATATCGGGCAGGAATATGAATAGAACATTCAGAAAATTTTTGTGCTCCAACGGTTGTATGAACTTCATCAGCGATAAAAATACCAATTCTGGCTTTATTAATTTCATTTAAAAAATTCTGTCGATCTCTTTTTAATAATGAAATGAACGTTTGATCAGTACAAATAATCACTGATTTTTGTAAATCTTTTACATAGGTAGTTGAAGTTAATCTAGAAATATCATTCTCTGTTAGGTTTGTAAATGATAAAAATCCTTGAGGCGGATCTATATTCTTAGCGCCAATCCATTGGTCTGCCAGAGAATCTTTATGAACTAGAATTAAGGTTTTTCTTTTTCTTTCTCCAACCATGTAAATGGATATAACTGTTTTACCTACTCCTGGAGGTAATTGTAGTATTCCATGATCATGTTTCATTAAGAAATGAATTGCTTTTTCTTGTTCATTATTCCTTGGTTTAATCTCATGTTTAATCTCAATATGAGCACCATTATCTGTACGATCTATAATTTCATATTGAGTTACAAACCTATCAAGGTTAAAATATCTAGGAAGTAAAAGATACTCAGGCGTTTCTACATAGAACTCTTGCACAGTATAAATTTGAGTATGATATTGTTGTATTCTGCGTCTTAAAAATTCTTTAATCGCAAGATAAAAGGTTTCATTTTTGTACTCACTAGAAAGTTCTAACCCAGCCCTCCTCGTAAAAATAAACATGTTTAACTAAACCTCGATGGTTCAGGATTATAATAAACAGCTGCGTTATCATCATTTTCCCAAACTGTTACTTCCAGAACTTCAATATGTTCTTCTTTTTCCAACTGGATTGATAAGTGATCAAAAATTGATTTAGCAATCGTTTCAGCTGTTGGATCACTATTTGGAAAAACAAACACTTTCATATTTTGCGCTAAAACAAAATCTAGAGATGATTTATCTAGACTATTTAATAAGCAAGCATGATCAAGCGTTTTTAGAACTGGTTTCATGATATCTGAAAGAATTTTGAAATCAAGAACCATATCGTTAGAATTTAATGCATCAGATATCAAAACAACTTCAATTTTTAAATTATGTCCGTGAAAATTTTTACAATCACCTTCGTGTTTTGATAAGCGATGGCCAGTGGGTACTTTGAAAATTTTTTTGATTTTGTACATAATTATGGTTTCTCCTTTTTGTATATAAACTAGGGCTCATTGATGAACTACTTGAACTTGCAGATGAACCTTCCCAACGAATTCGTTTACCACCAGTGACAAGTTCTATCCAATCTACATAATGTGTTCCTAAACAAAACTGACATATTCGTTTGTCTGATAACCATTTAGGTTTCTCTTCTGTTTTCCAGCCTTTTGCGTTACATTTTGGGCATCCTATTCTCATTTGGTCAGACACTAACTTTATCCTCGTTGTATTGCTTTAGAACATACTCTTTTAAATGTGTTAAGTTATCGGTTTGAATCTTTACTTCTTCTTGCAATTGACTAATATCGGTATTTAATGTTAGAAGTTTTGTAATTCTATATTTACCTAGTAAAGTTTTAATCGTTGTTTCTTCTATACCAGATAGTTTGGATAAACTAGAAATAGACTCGGTAAAAGTACTATTAACTCTCTTTAGTTCGTCAGAAAGATAAGGACGAATCTTTTCTAATGCTTGATATTCAGGAATTTGCTCTTTTAGTTTTACAAGTTCTTTATTTAAATATGCTTCATTTACTTTTGTAAACATTTCGAAAGTATCTAATAACATCTGATCAATTGATTTTAACTTTACATTTGAATCTTTATCTACAACAATTGTTTCAAAAGAAATCTTACCCGAAACAGCTATCTTAACTTCTTTTACAAGATCCTCAAAAATTTTATCTCTATTTCGTTGTTTTAATACTTCGAATAAAATTTTCGTTTTTGAATCAGAATGATCTGAAAAACCAATATCTCCGTTTGTTAATGATTTTTCAAACTTATTTAAGATACTTTCAAATTTTCGTCCAGGAGCCCACGATTGAATAATTATTGTATTTGTTCTTGGGTCTGAAACATATATTCCTTCAAGATCAAGAGTAGCTTTTCCAGTTGTTAATAGTTCTTCTAAAACAGAATTTGGTGATAAAATTTTACAATCACTAATTGGTTTTATTGTAGGTTTTGTTTTTGTTTCTCCTAACAACCAGAACAATCGTGCCTGTAAATCTTTAAGTTTATAACAAGGAATTAACGTTTTATATCCGAAACCAATTCCTTGTGTATATTCTATTCCCACTAAACACATTGGAAACATAGCCGGAAGAAATTTTGGTTCTTTTTCACTTCCATCATAATTTGGTTGCCAAGGAACATCATTAATAAACTTAAATGTTAAATGTTCTGTAAGTTTTGCTAGCTTGGCTTCTGTATATCGTGCAGCAGCAGCACCAACCGATTCAACACCAACATCTGTTCCAAAATTTCCTTGTCCTTCAAGCAGACCTTGTTTTACTAACTGAGTAATTGTTCCATAAGATGAACCATGAGGATGAAATCTTGCGAGACAAGTTCCATCAATCCGCACACTTTTTACAAATTTTTCTCTTGCTACCATATAGGCAGTTAATAGAACTCGTCTCTCAACAGGTTTCAATCCATCTAGATCTAATGGAAATGCTCGCGAAGAATTAATATAATTTCCATACTCTCTATATAAAACACGAAGTAATTTATCCATATGTATCAATCTCCACTATAATATAAATCATTAAGAGTTCTAATGATTTTCTCATCGGTCAAATCTTTGAAATACCCGTTTTTAATTTTTCGTTTGATTTGTGGATCTTTTATTAAATCGCAATTCAATTTGAATATTTTGGCAATCTTTCGTCTTAATGCTTTTCTGTCTCTACTTATAATATTTAGTTGTAATAGTAGATTCTCAAGTTCTTTTTTATGTCTTCTAAACATATTCAATATCCTTTTTTGTACTTGTCCAAATTACTCCAAAGAAAGATAAGGAATGAATTGCGACAAGTACACAGATAAAACTAAGTACTCCAATTCCAATTATTAAATCAGTGAGATTCATGAATTAGTATCCTGTTGAGATTCTAATTCAAGATATACGGTATACACTCCATCGCCTCCCATTTTATCTAAGATTAAAGTTCCATTTGGAGGATTGACTCCATAATCTGTTTCAAGTAACCACTTATCCCACAACTGTGGAACGTTTTCATGTTGTAAAATATAACAAGGATCAGAAACGACAACCTTTCCGCTGGTTACATCTAAAACGCCATTTCCCGACACATTCCCATGCCAAGTATTTGGAATAGTCCATGTAACTTTATATTTACTAATAGGAACCTCAATAATTTTACTAAGCTTTTCATCTAAATATTTTGGATGTCTTTGCTCAAAATATTCTCGATCCGCGATCATAATCAGTCCAGCATCTACCCCAACGTCTTCTATTACTTTTCTAATCATTATACATCTCCATTTACTGATTTCTTTAACTCTTCGTATGGTCCAATTATTTCTCGATACATTTCTAAAATTGATAATCTTATATCAGAAATGAAATCTCGCATATATGATACATGGTCAACTTCAAACGATCCTCTCTTTTCCGTTTCAATTTTATAAATTAAATCATGCAAGCATCCAACATACAATTTATAATTATTATAACTTGGTTTTATGTAGTACTTGCAATATTTAAATAAAATATAATTTATTTCTCCATTGGGTTTAACATCCAACGTCTGAAATAATTGATACATAGGATACTTTGCATGTTTACCATCAATATGATATAGAAACCATTGTAGAAGAGCGCGACATAAAAGATCATATGTATCATTTGCCCTAGGAAACGCTTTATTTTTTAAATAGTCAATGATTTTATCAAGTTCTTTTCGTCTCTGTTTATTTTCAATATAGGGCATTTTATTTTCCCTTTAAGGTACAGTGTTTTCTAATGTTCTTCTCATCTAAGATTTTTCTTTTTTTATTCTTTCCCCATTTGCACGTTATTTGACTATCATCATCTATATAGAATAAATTGCAACTAGGACAATCTTTTGTTAAGATTTTTCTGGACATATTTTTATCTTTCTCCTTGCGCAGAAACATACATATTCTTTAAAACTAGAACTAAATCATTATTTTGACTACCGAAAGCTAAAATATCCTTTTTAGTACAAAAAACTTCTTTAACACAATGCGGATGTGTACCAACGCTACTTTTCGCTCTTATTGCAGCTTCCACTGTTGCATATACATGAAAACCAAAGGGATATTTCGTTTTATTGTTTGCATATAGATATTTTCTCTTACTTCTACCTCTTCTAAATGTTTTTTCATCCACCCACTGATTTACAGGAATTGACGGTCCCTTTATAAATAAGGAAGATAACTCATTGCGTCTATTTTTTACAAATATTTTATACATTTTAAATACTGGAAACTTAAATCTTGTCGTGGTCTGTTGTAACTGATCAAATAATCTTTTTGAAGATCTAAATTTTCGATATAAACACATATTATTATCCTTTACATTCCGTATCTGGGAAGTAGAAATGCTTTCGATACTATTTTTAGTTTTTCAGGATACCCTAACTGTGCAAACACTGTATATGCTTCTTTATCTCCGCCGTACATAGACATATACTCAGCATCACAAACCATTTCAACAACATGCGATCGTGGCATAACTGGTTTTTCACCTGCTTCTTCAAGAGATCTTAACGCATCTCCTCCAATTACATTCCACGTTTTTGTTGCCATATGTTGTATTCTTTTTTTCATTTCTTCATCTTTATCCATATTTCTCCTTTTTAACCTCATAGGTGTTGAATAATCTATGAATCATTTAGTGTCTCTTTCCAATTCCAACCTAAACTATTTACTCCAAACTGATCTGTCAAAAACTTGACAATGACATTTTTAAGCTTTGTTCCGTACATAATTTGTTCCAGGTTTAATAATTTAAATGTATGTGTTTCACAATCTTTTTGACATACACTTATCAAAAGACAGTCAAAGCAAGGACAGATGTAAGGAATATGAAGCTTGATATACGTACAGGGTATGTTCATGTCACTACGATATTGGTATAAAATACATGCTTTACATCTTTCTAAGACTGTCATTGTTTACCTTAAACTATTTACTCCATATCTTTGTTCAAATCTAGCAATATTTAGATTTTTGTTAGCTGCTTCGTAATATAACTCCAAAGATATGTGTAAAAATATATCACAATATTCTTTACATGCAGACAAAACAAGACAGTCATAACATGGACAAATTTGAGTAGCATCATATATTATAAAATTACAATGATGTTTTTGTTGTATGAATAAACATGAAGAACATCGTTGTTGACGTTTCATTTTATCCTTCTTTCAGTAATAGTCTCTTCTCTTCTACATCCGAAAATAATTTTGTCATTTTCTCCATATCTGTTGAATAAGTTACTGGAATTAATTTTCTCGTTTTTGGATCAACTAAACAAGTTTTTAATTGAGATGGATTTAACTCACCCAACCCCTTAAATCTCGTTACATGCTTTTTTGCATCCATAGCACCTTTAATATCTTTGTCATTCCATAATGGAATAAACGTTTTACCTTCATTGATTGCAAATAATGGAGTTTGAGCAAGAAAATATTTTCCCTGTTTAATAATTTCAGGAAGTAAAATGGCTACAACCATTGTTAAAAGACAAGCTATATGAGAACCATCTGGATCCGCATCTGTAGCACAAATAATCTTATCATATCTAAGATTGGCAATATCAAAATGTGGTTCTGCACCAGTTCCTAACGCCTGTATTAACTCACCAATTTCTTTATTTTTTAATATATCTTTTGCACCAGAGATATTTGGAATCTTTCCTTTCAAAGGAAATATAGCTGTAGTTTTAGGATCTCTACCTTGAATAAGTGAACCAGCCGCTGAATCTCCTTCTACAATAAACAATTCTCCATGTGTACTAATACAATCTCGAAGCTTTGTAAATTTAGTAGAGGATCTTTTTCCATTACCAATTGTTTTTAGTTTCTTAGATTCTAATTTTCTTCTATAGTTTTCAAATCCTGTTAACAAGACTTCTAACTGTGCTGGATACTTAGTAAAATAAGTTTCCATTTCGTTTTTTAGAATCTTTAAAAACTTATCAAAATCTGTTTTTCGATTTGTTAATTTCTCTTTTGATTGACCAGAAAATGTTGGCTTAATTAATCTTAAACTAATATAACATCTTAATCCTGTTAAACAATCTGTTGGTTGAAATTTAAAATCCATTTTCTTTGCTTTTGAACCAAAGAAATCTCGAAAAAGATCATATAAAGCTATTAAATGAGTACCACCATTATCAACAGGTAAAAGATTTACAGAAGAGCTGACTCTTGGAGCGGCGCTTCCATCGAATGAATAAGAAAATGTTAAATCAAATGTTTCAAGATCAGTTTGTGATTTTAAAAAAATCAAATCAGTTGTTTCTTCTGCAATACTAATACAATATTTCTTAAAATAATCAGTTAAATTCATTTTAAAAATTTCTGGATCATTGTCATCAATTTGTAACGAGAATGTAAAATCGTTTCCCAGTTCAGAGGCTGCTGTAATTAATCTTCGTCGGATTCTTTCAACATCCGGAATTAAATTTTCGAAAATCTGCTTGTCTGGTTTAAACTCAATTTTTGATGAAAATAAATGGGATTCGGTAAAATCTTTTATATGTTTTTGTTTTAACTTACCATGTTCAAAATTAAAAATGGCATGTTTTTTATCACGATAAATTTCAATACTAAAATCTGAGCTTAAAGCATTTACAGCAACTAAACCAACACCATGAAGACCAGAACTGATTTTATAAGCTGTTTTATTATCCTGAAATTTTGCCCCGGAAAATAGTTTAGTTGATATAATGATCGGGGTTTCCTTATCAATTGGAATACCCCGACCATTATCCGTAACTGAATATATCTTTTGTTTGGTATCTAAATTAATACAAACAGATGTTCCGAAACCAGATAGAAGTTCATCTAGAGCATTATCTAAAGCTTCTTCAACAAGATGAATTGGGTTTTCAGTTGTCGAAATATACATTCCAGGATTCATTCGAACATGGTCAAATTCCTCTATAACTCTAATATCTTTTGAGGTATATTCAGTCATCTATGTACTCCTATCTTTTCTTTTTTTGTTTGCTGTTCCAATAATCGATTTGTGGTATTATCACTGTATGAATTAATAATAAATAACACAAGAAGATTAAAGAAAATCTAGCCTTCTCAATATCTTGTGAAATTAACATTAACATAAAATAGAAAACTATAAAAAATTTGATAACTAGTCTTATTATTAGAAGTGATTTCATTAGTTAATTCTCACGACAGGGCCTGTTTTGTTTATGGTCGTAATAACACCCCTCTGAGAAACAACCCAAATAATTTTCTTAGGTAGTGATTTTCTTGAATAACCGTTGATATTATCACAATATCCATCTGTAAATCCAAGAACAACATCACATTGTAATAATTTGGCGCGTTTTAATCCTGGATACAATTCTGTACCTCCGCGTCCTTTTATACCAAATTGAATATCTCTTATTTTTTTTACTTCATATTCTTTTTGGACTTGCGCATCACATTCAATTACCATAACCTTACAATTTTTATCATTTTCGATGATACTTTTAATACCAGAAAGTCCTTCAAGAATATCATCTTTTGACATACTTCCAGATGTATCTAGCAGAATACAGACAAAGAAACTAAAGTTTCTTTTTTTACCAGGAAACGGACTAATAATAGGAATGTTTTTATTCGTGGCATCTAACGCAAATACATATGTTCTTTTTCGATTAATTCTTGTAGAACTCCTTTGAAACTTTGATAATCTTGATGCTCTAACATACTTTCTAATAATTTGATAATATGGAGCTTCTGGTGGTTTTAAAGCTTGTTGAATTAACTCTTCAATACCCGCTGGTAATCTACCCCTTTGTTGGTTAAAATTTTTGATAGATTCTCTAATAATTTTCATAGTATGGTGGTCTAATTTTCTTGATAATGAACTTAGATCAGAAACCTCATTCGTAATAGCATCCCATTTGTCATGACTACATACCGCTTTACGGTTTTCGTTTGTCCCAGAGTCTGAACCACCTTGGTTCTTGTTCTGTTTTAGTAATTCATGATAATAATATTCTGTTGCTTTCTTCAGCGGGAGCTTATAATCCAGAGGAAAACACAGTGGCCATTCTTGCCCAGCGATGAGAAATGTTTTTGGAAAACTACATTGTTCATTAACGCAACAGTCACAAGCGATATTCCACGCATGTTTTTTTCTCTCCGTAATTTTTTCTGTAGAGACTTCATTTGCTCGCATTCGTAGAAAACGAGAAACATGCTTATTCAGAATATGCATTCCTTCATGTTCTAAAAGTTTTAAAACAATGTCATCCTTCGTATTTTCCAGTAAATTAGGATCATAATATAAACAAAGAGTCCCATCAGCAACAGGACCAATTCCCATAATTGATCGTAACCCTTGCAGGACGGCTTGACGTCTAATTCGAGAAAATAAATATCCCCAGTAGTGATTACGCAACACAAATTTAGCAACTAATTCTTTCATTCGATCAGCCATTGATGTCTCCTAACAAAATAAGTGGAGAGGAGGTTCTACTCCTCTCCAGAGAAGAATTAATCTTTTCCTGCTTGAACAATTGCTTCATAAAATTTCTTTTTATAATCTTCGCTACTTTTCATTAACAGACTATGTATCTTTGTAATATAAATAAATTCTTCAGACTGTCGTGGATATTTATCAATCAGACTTACAAACAAAGCTGCTGTATCAATTGGAACAAGGATAAGAAAGTTTACTAAATTCTCCAATGATTTCTTAGTATGATCTGGTCGACTTGTAGCTAAATAGGTACAAAAAGATGTCATTAATTCGCCAAGCTTGGCGTTATTTCCAGCGTCAACAAATCCTCGAATATATTTTTCTACTTTGTCAAAATGGAAGAAAACATCTTTTGGATTAATGTCCTTCTGATCCCGTGCGAAGTCCATAAAGAGTTGTGCTTTATGAACATTCAACAATCCTGAAGCCAGCACTTCAAGTTTGTCAAAATTTGGTTGAATTCCATCATTATGATAAAATTTCCATAAATGATCAGATAGTTTTTCATACGATGCTGGATTAGCAAATACTGATCCAAGTTTTTGAGCGTCAAAATCATAGAGAAAATCAGGATGAGTTTGAATAAACTCAATTACATATGGATGAAACTTTTGCTGTATAGCATATTTTAAAAAATCAACAGCATTTACATCTACGTATACATGTAGTTGTCTTCTAAGACCAGCTGCATCTTCTAACATATCCATTGAATATTGAGAATCATCTGGATTATCAGTACATATAATAAACCATCCCTTTGGAAACACATATCGATGAACAGCACATTCATTTTGAATTTGCCATAAAAGTTGTTGTAATTGATGATCACCTCGCGATAATTCATCAATTACAAACAACCCAAATTTACTCTCAGGTTTAGGAACAAAATCAGAATACAACATTTTAAAACTTGTGTTTCCATTGTCAATAATGGGAAATGGAATGATAAAATCATCTCTTGAAAGAACAGGGGCTTTTACCATAATTAATTCAAATGGATGAGTTAATTCTGTTGTTAGTTCTTTCACAATTTGCGTACAAATTTGAGTCTTTCCAACTCCAGCAGGGCCGATAATTCTAAAACATTGTTTTTCAACATTAACCCCTTTATTCCAAGTATTAAGAGTATTTCTAATTTCTGTTTTTATTAGGTCTTTAACTTGTGAGATAGTAAGAACCGAAATATTTAATCTTTCAACATAAGAAAGTTCTTGATTCTCTTTCGTATTTTCTGGGGCTGTACTTGTTGTCATAACATTCTCCTAACATGTATAACGGTTAATTAAAATCCAAGTCAAATGCAAATGGTGGTTCACTTGGAGACCCTTGTTCTGTTTTTGTTTGAGGATTATCCATTGGAACAAGACCTTCAGCTGCTGCTCCAGCATAAGAACTAGATGAGACTTTATTTTTTGACCAATCAAATTTTTCTTCAAATTTCGAAAGTGTAGTTTTTGCTACCTTTAAGATTGCAAGTACACTTTCGGTAGGAAGCTTAACTGATTTTTGTAGTACAAATACTTTCTTTACTCCAAATGATGAAGGCGCTTCCCCAATTGTAATACGAGTTAAGTATCGCTTATTATTTACAACATCTGCCTCGAACTTTTTTGATTCTTCTGTTACTGGAGTAAAAATCGGATCTAATTCTTCTTTAGATAGTTCTGTGAGATAAGAAGATACATTGCTGTATTTTACACCTTTTCCACGAATAAAAATCATAATAGGTTTCTTGTTTTCGTCAATTCTTGGTTTCCCAGAAGCCTCACACAGGATTCCTGTTACTAAGATCTGAGATTTGCAAGGACTACAATATTCATTAGATGCTCTTTCTGCCGAATTGGTTCCGCATGGTCTCAATGAACCGTTGGCTAGTTTTGAGGTTCCAAACCATGGAGATGGTCCCTTCTTAAAAGAAAAACATTCAATTGTATCGCCTCTTGGTGTAGTTTTCACTTTTGCAAGAATCTCTTTTACATGTGTAATAACCATCGTTACTTCTTGCAAATTATATTGTAATCCTCTAATTTGCAAAAAGCCAGCCTTTTCCTCAATATTAATATGATTTTTTCTGTTTTGGCCAGCAATATACAGAGAATGAAAAAATTCATCTTCTGGAGCTGTTTGTTGTTTCGATTCATATCCTGTTCCTGCTAATCCAGCAAAATCATCCATATTGGTTGTCATCTTTTTTAGTTCTCCTTTTTTTTATTGTTTAAAAATTTGGAATCAGACAGAAATCACTGTGGTTTCTATCTTTGGGAATTGTTATAATTGAAAACTCTGCATTAAACCAGCACTTTAAGTTCTCTTCAAGAAAAGTAGAAGATAAAAATGGAACTAATTGATATTGAGGAAGAGTTAACTCCGGCTGTTCTACTGTAATTGGATTAATTTTTCGAACTTTACTATCCGTGATTGGTGGAGTTAATAATTTTGGATGAGGACAGTAAACAATGACTAATCTAGTGCCTACCATTCTAAATATTTCATTCTTGTATAAAAAAGTATTTGTATCCAAATCATGAAGGACTTTGTTAGCTTTCAATACTCGAGTAATTGATGTATGTTGTCTACATAACATTCCTTCTGCTTCTTTTTGTTTACATGCTTCACAATTCTTATCATCTATTGTATATTTAGTTTTTGGTTCGAATGTTTTATCTAAGCCTTTTTCAAAAAAGGTTAATATTTTTCTTTTATTTAAAAAGTATTTTACAAATGTAATAGGGTATACGTCACATTCAAATGATTCAATAATTTTCTCGACTGAAATTGGTTTCATTGTTGCCTCCAACATAATTAATTAAAAATTTGAACAAAAACGGAAGAGCTGAATTCAACCCTACTCCTATGCAGTAGATTGAAACCTCTCTTTGTTCTAAACAAAATCCACAAAATACTTTTGGTTTGTTTAGTTCATCAAGCGGTGCCAATCTACCACATAGGGTAGGGCGATGCAAGATTACATATACCGATTCAAAATGTCACTTCGAATCTCAAAACCCAAAAATTTTCCCACTTTTACGATAGTGGATGAAGGGCCTTTTCTAAGAAAGTCTTCAATTTTTCTTCTTAATATCTTTAAATATTCTTCATCTGATACTTTTACCATTTTCTCATTCTTTACACCTCCTTGTTATGGTTCAAACGTAGGATTCTCTAATAGGAATAATCTGTAAGGGAAAAAATAAAAATAAATGTATCTTTTCCTAACAACATTCCTTCTCACAAATTAATATATATAGATACCCTATTTTTTAATTGGTGTTGTTTGCATATCAACACTAGCAGGATGCTGGTAGTTATTCATATCAAAAGTAATAGACCCTTCTTTGACCATATCAAACGTTACTTTAATTTGAATTTTTGTTGTTAAAGGAAGAAAACTATCAGTTACATATAAATGCGATCCACCTTTAAAATTAAACATTACACCATCATGCGTTTCGTTTACTTCAATTAAATCTTGTCTTGGTACAGTTAATATAACACTACCTTTTTTAATTGTTACCTTTCCCATGTTCTTAATTCTCCTTCATGATTTTTACTAAAATGGTTGTTTCCATTGTTTTTGTTATTTGACAAAACCAATTAAATAAATCCTCTTTTAAATATGTTCTTAAAAACAAAGAAATAAACTCGGAATATATTTCTAATGTTGATTGTTCATCTATTTCAGAAATAATTAAATCCATATTTGGTATACAGAATTGAGTTAATTGTTTTGAATCTATATTTATCTTAATATTTTGCCATACATTAGTTAAAAACATTTCGTGGTCATATTCAAGAAACTCTAAAAATTTATAAATGTTTTGAACATCATCGGCTGTTTTAACAACAGGTTTTTCTGGAAATTCAAAATTATATATAGCACTAATATTTCGAAGAATATTATCACAAAACATTAGTTGAGATTCTAATGGACAATCTGTTTTAATATTATTAATTATGCTTAAATAAGATGATTTAAAATTATTCGTACCCATTGGAGTTAAAATACCAAGATACCAATATGATTGTAAAGCGTCTTTAGAATCATCAATTTCTTGTGTTCGTAGCAAGTGTTCATCAAGATCTTCTTCGGGTAAGGTAATCGAATTTCCTAAAAGAACTTTTTCATCTAAACTATATAATTGCATATTCATGGTTATGCTCGCTCCAGCATTAAACTAACAAAATATGAATTTAACAAATTTCTTGCAGATGATATTGTCGGTTCTCTAAATTTAGCATCACCCTTTTGCACAATTTCAGAAATAATTGCATCTCTAGTTAGAAAGTCATCTGAAAGAGGACCCATCAATTCTGCTAGTAAATTTTGACAGTTGTAAGATATAAAACAATATGTATCTTGTTCTCCAAGCCTTTGACCACCTTCTCTTTTTTTCCCACTTGTGGGCTGTCCAGTTTTTCCTGCAACTGGCCCTGTTGATCTTCCATAGATTTTGAGATCACCAATATGTTCCAACTTAGATACATACATATATCCTACCGGAACAGGACTTTTGGTTTTTGTATTAAACTCAGGTAATGTTAAAGTATATCCAGATTTTAACCCAAGTAACTTTAGAACCGCAATAATATTTTGATAAGGAGGAGCTTTAAAAGGTGGAATAACTAGAGGGAAAAATCCCGTCTTTTGAACTCCATCTAAAAATCTTGCAAACTCACTTGATGAAAGTTTGCTAAATCTCATTAATGCAGCAGTTGTATATTCTTTATTTTTTGAAGTATCTAGTTGTTGCAAAACAGGTTTTAGGATCGAAGCTATTTTCGTTCTATTTTTCGAAGCTAAAATATATTTCGCAAGATATTTCGATACAAGACCGCAATACATTTCAAATAACTGACCCATATTCATTCTTCCAATTAAACCAATTGGATTAAAAATAATATCAATACGTTCTCCAAATGGAGTTCTTGGCATTAATTCTGGTTTTTCCAGAAGAGAAATAATTCCTTTGTTTCCATATCGATTACAAAGCTTATCTCCTAAACCAATTTTTAATTCTTGTTCAATCTTAAACTTAATTAATACACCCTTGATCGTGTCCCCAGTCATAGTAAACTTCTTTGATAAATTTCTACCATATTTTTGATTTGTTTTATTAATCAATTCTTGTAAATCTGGGAATGTTTTATCAGGAACATTGGAAAATACTTCTACATCAACAATTCTACCACCAGGACTTTTTAAAACAAAATATCTTCCTGTTATATCTATATCTTCTAATTCTTCATATTGAATTAATTCTTCTAGTTCACCTACCGTTTTCTTTAATAACGGTTGTCCTTTTACTGTTGATGTTCCAACCTGTTCAATAAATATTAGTTTATCCTTAACACTTAATTCAGCTTCTGTCATTATACCATGGACTGAAGTTAACGAATCATCAGCAACTAAATCTTCATTAATTACAATGCCATCTTCAAAATTATAACCTTTATATGGCATTAACGCAACACATAAAGTTCTTCCAAGCGAAATAGCTCCAGATGAAATACAACTTCCTTCGGCAATAATTGCCCCTTCTCTAACAGAATTTCCTGGATTGACAGTAGGAACAAAAATACTTAAAGTATCTTTTCCACTTCCTGATTTTAAATGTACAGGTGAAATATCAACAACTGTTCTGCCAGTTTTACACCGAATTGAAACTTTATCTTGTACAATTGTTTCTATTTTTCCATCACATGGAGATCTCTTGATAAAGTTTTCTGATAATACAGATGTTAAAATTCCTTCATATCCAGATTGTACAGCTGGAGGTGACGGATTTTTTAAAGGAACAATTTGTTTCGCTTGTTGCGAAATCATAATAACTCTGGCTCCATCATTATTTTCTAAAAATGGAACCATACAAGTTGTTGTTGATAAGATTCCACTCTTTTCCTTATCTGTTTTATCTTTAACTCCAAATAACCCTCTTGCTGAAGTAATATTAGGATCAATGGTTAATTGTTGCGTGATTCCAATATTTTCACCTTCTGGAGTATCAAGGGGATCAAGATTCCCGAAATACGTTTCATGAATATTTCTTGCAGATGTTTGTATAGCTCGTTTATCGGGAATTCCACTAACTGCTTTTCCTGTTGGAGAAACTCTTGTAATAGTAGCCATTTCTTCAATTGGATTGGCATATTCCATATTTACCGCGAGTTCAGTTGTTTGAAACTCTTTTAACACTTTTGTGGAAGACATTTCAAAAATAGCTGATTCATTACCAGACAGAACTTGTTCTTTATAAATGGTATAGGCAGCTAAGATTTGTTTTTGAATTAAAGTAACTAAAACTTCAGATGTCCTAACTCTTTGGTTTGAAATATCATTTCTATCAATGACATAACCTTCTATAACTTTTTCAGCCATATATTTCATAATATATGGAAGATCCGTTGGTAATTGATCTGTTTTCAAAATTTGTTTAACAACTGGATCAACAATATTTCTAACACTAGACATAATTAAGAATGTCGAATTCAATCTTCCAGTAAGTTTAATTATTAGTTTCTCAAAATATTTAGGTGAACCAAATTTTTCATTGATGTCATAAGAAAATACTTTTCCATGTATAAAAGATTGTACAAGTTGTTGTTTTAGAGCGTTATTAACATTCTTAAAAATAATATATTCTGTGTCATTTATCTTACTAAATATTTCTTGTTTGTCAGGTTTCTCCGTTGTAATTTGATACTTTAGATCATAGAGTTTCATTGATTCTTCAAAACCAAAAGCAAACGAAATTAGAATCAACATTGGCAATCGATAAATCATAAACGTTTCTAAGTAATTTTCTCGTGCTAATTTTCTACTTACAATTCTAAAAATAGAATAAGAACTTTCAAATTTTGACTCACCCGCAGCCGGAAATGTAATGGGTTTTTGAATGATTTGATTGATTAAGCATTTACGTTGACCACGAACTCTAAATGTTCCTGTTTTAACATCTATTTTTGGAATTTCAATATCAATTGAATGTAGCTTTCCAAATTTGTCTTTTAAGATAATTGTAATAACAACTAAATCTGATGGTTTTAATTCTTCATTATTCTGACTTTTATCATGTATTTGTATACTAACAAATTTTAATGGAATCTCTTGATTTTCTAACACTTGAAACGAGTTCACAATATCTTTTATTAAATTCATTTCAAAATCAAGTTGTCTTTTTTGGAATACATGAATTGGGGATTTATAATCAACCATTCTCGGTGTATCATACATAGATGTTCTAGCATCAGTTGATATAGAAACCGCCCGTTGTGGTTTTAGTAATTGATCAGAATATGATCGATCCACAGCTTTTAAAGCTAGTCTCATTCTATCTGGCGGAACGGAAGAAGAAATTCGATCGGCTTTTGAAAGATCATTGCTTGTCTTAAATAAAATTGATGCTGTTGTAATTCTAGCTGCATCATGTGGTTTCATTTGTCCAGTCATAATTTGATCTAATTCATCTGGTTTGTTTTTCAAATATGATGCAACAGCATGAACCACTTTATCTTTTGTTGCTGGATTTAAGTCTTTGTCAACATTGTTAATAACATCTGTTGTTCCTTTGACAAGGTCTTCTTCCATTTCTTGTTCATCATCAATTGGTTTTACTGATCGAAGATACAAGCGAATTCGTTCAAACTTAAAGTGTTTATCTTTAATTAGAAGTCGATAACGAGCACTACCTTCTGTAAGCATTGCTAAAATCATTGTATTAAAAGGCAAGTTTTCATCTTTAAAATCTTTTAAAAAAGGAAAAATCTTTCGATCGATAAATTGATTCATATCTTTTGTTAAATCTACTGAATATATAAAAATTACATTATAGTTTGTTGTAAATGAAGCAATTGTTGTTTCAACAAAATTCTTAATCAACATTCCAGCACGCTGTCGATAATTTCTAGGATTGTATGCTGCATCAATAGCACTGGGATATTGACTAAGATCTAAAATTAAATTTCGTCCCTCAGGAAATTTCATTTGAGCAGAATATGGAATTAATTTGAAGTTTGTATATAGTTTCCTAAGGTCAGGTGTTAAACGAGTTCTAGGAATTCTTGTTATAGGAACAGCTACTAATCTGAAATCGATTAACCGTAAATTTAATCTTGGATAATCAATTAAAAAATTTGAGTTTTCGGAAAAATATACTAAAAGAAAAGGATTTTTTGGATCTTGTGGAAATCGTAGTCCATCTACTACGTGAGTATATTGTCTCAAATTTTTAAAAGCAATCATCTTTTATCTCCGTTTGCCTGTTAATTCACCAGTAAGAACTTTTTCAAGAATACTTGGTTCATAAGGTTCGTCTGTCACAAGACCTGTTCGAATAGCCTCATTAATATTTTCGAATGCAAGTCCTTGCACAAAACTTGTATTAAAAACAATTTTCTTAATGTTAATCATTATTGGATCCCAAGTTTTTGCTAATCTAGCTGGAATACTTTGGTTGTGTCTATCTCGTAAACAATGACTAGTTAGTACTTCTAAATGAACTAAATCCATATCAGGTGCAACCGACGGTCCATAAATATTATATAGTTTTCTGAATAGATGATCAACATCTTTATAGATTTCTCTACCACCTAGTAATCTTTCTAAGTATTTAATTTGAGCACTGATATGTGATGCTTCAACCGGAACTTCTAACATAGTATCATTTTCTTTATATTCAAAACTGATTTCATCTTTAGTTTTTATCATGTTATTAAAAACTTGAATCTGAACTGATTTATCTAGAATTAAATTGAACGTTATATCTTCAAATTCCACTGTCGCTAATAAACTGTTAGACCAAACTAATGTATCTTCAATAAACAAATCAACATTGAGATGATATTCATTTGTATTAATTGTAACCTTACAAGGTTTTCTTGTAACTAATTGATTATCCGTTTGATATAACCATCTGTCAGAAAATTCAGACTTTGGATATTCAATTAACGGATCATTGTCAAGAATTTCTTGTATAATATCAGTTTTTTCTAGTTTAACTGCTCCTCCTGTATGGAAGGTTCTCATAATTAATTGTGTTCCTCTTTCTCCAATAACTTGAGCTGCAATGATTCCCGCGTACGGACTTCTAGTTTTTTCTAACAATCTACCATAACAAGTATGACAGAGTTTTGGTGATTTACAATAAATTGGACTTCTTAAATACACAACATCATCGAGTTTAAAATCCGATTCTTTAAACTCTTCTAATTTAGAACCTCGTAAAATAAACCTACCTCTTAATCTTGACATCATACCTTTTGTTAATCGCAAAGACAATGTTCTGTCTGTTTTGCAATCTTTTAATTGATTATCAATTTCAATACTATTAAGAACATAAGCTAATTTTCTAGACATATATCCAGTATCAGCTGTATTTAAAACTCTATCAATAATTCCTTTTCTCGCGCCTTGGGAAGCTTTAAAATACTCTGTAGGCGTTAATCCATCAGAAAAGGATCCCTTAATTGGGGATAGCACTTTTCCAGATGGATCAGCAATAATACCTTTTGCAACTAAAATTTGAATTGGTTGATCCCATCCTTTAGTTGCGCCAGAATCAACAAGATCATATAATCCTGTTCCTTCTAAATGTTTCTTTGTAATTTCCACCATTTTTTCTAAAAGAATCGATCCCTCTTCTGGAGTAGAGTTTCCTAGTTTTTCTTTTAATCTATAAACTTCAGGTGGGAGTTGTAAATCATCCAGAGATATACTTGGTGCCATAATTGTAGCAAATTTAAATCCTAATTTTTCTACTTTTGAAAAAATATTAATGGCTTCATCCTGACCATAAACCTCTATAATTTTTCGAATCAATTTATTTATAATTGATTTATTTACTTGACCAGGATGATATGGAAAGCTAGTTGGAAAACAAGAATTAAATAAGGCTTTTCCCATAGTTGTTGTTTGACCTCTATATCTAACAGGAATATAGGGATCAGTAGCAGTTTCTAGATCTTCATCTGTCACAGAAATAGCAGATTTTGTTAATTTAATATCCTTTGTTATTATATATAAACCAGCAGCCATTTCTTTTGTAATTGCAAAAACAACAGAATTCATATTATCAAAGCCTTGACTTCGTAACATTTTTTCTTTTGCTTCTTCTTGGGACTCTCTAGTTATGGGATGGAATATGGCCATTGTATCCTGAACAAATACACCGTCTGAACTTGCAAAAGTATAGTTATCTTCAACTGTAAGATCGTAACCAACGGTTTCATTTGGATCATATGTTATATCTAATTCAGAAACAGGAATTAAAGTTAGACCTTTGTTAAGCAGATCTTGTTTAGTTAGCATTTATATTCCTCTATTTCCATATCTTTTTTCAATAATAATTTTATACCAATTCAAATACCAATCTCTATTAAAATTTGCAAATGTATTACAACTTCTACAAATAGTTATTAAGTTTATTGGATGACAATTTTTTTTGTTGTAATCAATATGATGAATAACAATATCGTTTGAATTAATTTTATTACAACATGGATTCATACACATTCTTGAATCTCGATCTAAAATCATATCTTTAAATTCTGGAAGAAAAAATAGTTCACAATATTTTGAGTAAGTTATTCCTCCTTTCCAATTTGAATTCTTTTCTCGAGAATGTTCTTGAATAAATTTAACTGTTTTAAAAATGTTAGTTTCTTGATAATTTTTTAGAAAAGTACTAATCTTTTTTTCTTTTACACTATCTAGTATTGAAACATTATCAACATGATATTTCTTTTGAACTCCTAATTTTTGCTCTTCTTTTCCTTTTTCTGACTGCCAAGGATAGTGTGTTCCATACTTAGATATACTTGTTTCTTGTTTCTTTTCTTTACATTCATCTAATTGTGAAATATTATCAACACCATATTTTTCTTGAATTGTTTTCTTTGCAGTTTCAATATAAGCATTTTTTAGACTTCCATAATTTGAAATAGCAGTTTCTTTTTTCTTTTCTTTAATTTTTTCTAATTTTGAGATATGAGGTACGCCATATTTTTTTAAAACAGTTTCTTTTCTTTTTATGTTAGCTTTTTTTGCTACTTCTGAATCTCCATTTTTTGTTCCTGCATATCGAACACCGCATGTTGTACTGCACGTATCTGAAAAACCAAATCCATCTATTTTAAATCTTACTAAGTTTTCTTTACAAAAATGACATTTTGGAAATTGTTCAATAGTTGTAACATCCTTTAATAAACACCAAAGTCGATCTAATAATCTGGGATTTTTATCATTTATAAACAATGTTTCTTTTTCTATAACTGTAATCCAATCTTGACGGTATCTATAAATCGTTGGACATATTTTTGATAATGATTTGTGTTGATTTAATTTGTCTTTTATATAAGTTAAAATTTCATTTAGTTGCATCTTGTATTAAATACCTGTCTTTTGAATTTTTTAAAAGTTCTTTAGGCGAAATCTTTTTAATTTGTTGATCATTTTCATCATATACAATTAGTGAATGATCATATGAAGACCAAAAATCTTCAAATCTATTTTTTGAATCATGTATCTTATACATTTCAATATTTTCATGTTTACTATATTCTAGTATTTGTTTTTCTTTAGTTTTTCCATCTATTATATCAATAGATTTTATAAAAAGTTTTTCTATTGGGTTGTATTTTGTAACCATTATATTATTATTTTCTTCCTTTTTAGTTAATATAAATCTTTCTTTAGAAAGAAAATCTTTAATATGACACTTTATATTTTGTTCTGTTTTTGCATAGATAATAGAACATAGGCAGCTGTCTCCATCAAAATCCGCATTAAAACCACCAACTTGTAATGTGCAAATTTGAATAGTATTTCCTCGAACTAATTTTACATAAAATGCTCGAATAGATTCTGCATGAAGAACAGGATCTCTTTTTGCTAAAACAACACGATTCATGGTTGCAACTTCTGTTTCTCTATAAAGTAATTCAAATAAAGAATCAGGAATTTTATCATCACTTCTAATTAATTTAAATACCTTTTTTATACTATCAATAGAAAGTTCCATATTTGTAAACGACTTAATTTCATGCGCTAATAACTCTTTACTTACTCTTCCAGAATAAAGAAGTCTATGTAAGATAAAAGGTTCAAATAAACTAATAGCCATTCGAAATGGAAGACCAATTTCATTAACCTTTAGATCAGGTCCTGGAGTAATAACCGCTCTACCAGAGAAATCGGTTCTCTTTCCGAGAATTTGAGATCTAATTAACCCATGTTTCTTCTGAATTAACGCTCTAATATAATCATCATGTTCTATAACAGACTTTTGTACTTCATAATTTAAAAGATCAAATAAAGGTCCAGATTTAGACATAGTTTTGACATTTAATGATTTTTTCAAGATTGTGATGTAATAGTTATTTAAATTATCAATAACCCATTGACCTTTCTCATCTTGATATAAAGGTCTTTGATCTGGAGGAATTACAGGGATAATATTAACAAATAAAGTTCCTTCTTTATTTGCTTCTTCTAGTTTCTTAATATATTTATCTCTAGAGTCAGTTCCTCCTCTAAATTTAATGGATGGAAATAACGTAATAAAAGCATTGATACCAGTGGATCCTTTATCATTTTGAACTAAGTGGTTATCCGCATCCAGACTAAAGCTTTGTTGTCCAGATAGAAATAATTCTATTCGTTTATCTAGTTGTAAGAGCAGTTTTAAAGCACTTGGGTGAACTACACTAACATTAAGATTAATATACGAAAAAGTTCTCTTTCTATTTGGAGTCTCAACTGGGCCAAAAATGACTTCTGAAAACAACCCACCTTGATGAAATTCTCCAGTACGAGTTAACATTTCTGTAGTGGTAACTGGCGTTAGTCCTTTTACGAAACTTTTCCAGTTTAAAAAATATATCATAATTAGTCTAATCCATATAAATAGTTTTGAAGTTTGGCCATGATTTTTTGTTGAAAGTCTGATTTTTGTCTATCGTCAACCCTCGCTTGTTCGTCAGTCCCTTTCGAATGCATAGCATATATATCGCCAATTTTTGTCATAACTTCTTCAAGTTCAGGACCATTAAACTGTCCAGATTGATTCATTTTTTGAGCTAGTTTTAATGAAAATTTTATCATAAATGGATCCTGAAGCCCCATGCGATTACAAATTGGAAAGAAAGGAATTTCGCGTCCTCTGCCTTTAAATGTTAAATAACATTCAGGATTACGTCCATATAATTCATCCTGTAATTGTTTACTTCGCAGAAATTCCAATTTCTTTCCTTCATCTTCTTCATACCCAATTGACTCACTAGCTTTTCGCAGAAGTTCATTCAATTTAGCAAAAGTCTTTTCATTAATTGCTTGTTTCTTTGACATAACTATATCCTCCTATTGGAGATCCTTATTTTATAATTTGTTCTAGATAGATATCCTCTAGAAATCTTTATTCATTAATGCCTCCATATCCTTAATTTCTTTTTCAAATTGATCTGCAAAATAATAAGTAAAGAAATGAATCATATCTATTTCTAACTTAGACAATGCAATTCCAGATAATTTTTTTCCATCAAGAATATTACATAATTGAATTCTCGAAAATCTACCAATAAAATTACATAATACTGTATGAGGAACGATTTTTGTAGAAAATCCAAAAAAGGTCGTAATCTCATTCTTCAACTCTAAATAATATTCATAATTTTTAATCTTGTATGTTGTTGTAATTGAAGGTGGATTTAATGGATAATATTCTAAATAAGAAAATAACGTTTTATATTTTCCTCTAAACACTTCACTCAATAATTCTTTTGTATAAATTGAAAGTACTGCAGAATGTTCTGGAGAAATGGTTTTGAAATGAGAATATGGAATTTTTGTAACTCTTGAAAGAATTGGATAAACCAAAAATTCACACAATGGAGAAATAAACTCTGCTGTAGTCATTCGATTATGAAAATCTATAATATACAAATCATTAGCTTGAGTTTCAGACTTCATACTCGGAACATTTTCTTTTTCTAAAATCTCATAAATTTTATCATAAGCAATCTGTTTTAATCTTCCTAATGTATCATTATAACTATAGGTTTTTAAATTATCTACATTCTTTCCTTGAATATCTTCAGTTGAAATACTATCATCATATACAATAGATCCTTTATAAACAGATCTTAAGAACCATTTTACTGATTCGTCGATAACTCCAACAAAATATGTAATTGGATTTTTATCTTCTTCGCATAGAACTAAAATATTATTCATAATAAAATTAAAAATTTCAATAACATGCACACCAATATCTTTACATTGAATTGTTTTAATATAGTCCCACATAAACTTGTCAGACATACTATATTTAAATGTTTTGGTCTTAACTATATTAAATATTTTATAAATAACCTCAGAATCAGAAACATCTGAGGCAATTTGATTATACAATTCCTTATGAACTTTTTGACCAAGTTTTAAATTCTTGTTATTAAAAATAAAAGAATAAATTTTTAAATATGATGATAATCTTATAATCCTTTCAATTTCATCTGCTACAAATAAAATCGAATTTGCTTTTACTTTACTCGTATTCACAAATATACCATAATCTAAATTTTTTGACGTTATATAATCATTAATAAAACGTTTTAAAACTGGAATGTTATCCGAAATAACTTTCGGTCTTACGACTGGGTCTTCGCAAGTTTTTAAGAGACTCGTAAACCATAGATCAAATTCATCTCCACAAAAGGTTGATACTCTCAATACAAATTCTGTGACAAGTGAGAATTTGTTTGTAATTGAAGATGGAATTAATTCTATAAGAATTGGTTCTTCATTATTATACGTCAACGACCATTGTTTTGCTTTATTCTGTTCAAATTGTATCATTCAAAATCCTCCAAAGCGTTATTGTGTAAAGTTATATATATAGACAAAAATTCTATCCAAGAAACAAACAAAAAAAATCTAGGTTGAGTGCACCCACAAACAACCTAGAAGAACTATAAAGTGATATGGAATCTTGGGTGAAAAACTCTAGACCGATTCATAAATCTAAAGTGGGAGCTTACATTTGGTCTCTAGACGCTCCCCGATCTAGAGTAGAGGTTTTGATAGATAATCACACCACATAATGAATAACACGTTCTCCTGAGTTAGGACCCGACGTTCGCTCGTAGAACCTCTTCTCTCATCGTTTTGTATGATTGCATAGCGATTTTGCATATGTAAGCATAGACACCGAATTTATACGCTATATTCGCCTCTTGGATAGTATGATATTGTGTACAGGTATCCGAGTACTTCTTGAACTGAGTCATTAACCATAGATACTGCTCTTCTGTCGCATTTCTTCCATACTCTATGGCTTCTTTGTCTGTGCATATATCAATCTGAAGTCGTATCAATTTGCGCGGTCGACATGAAACGGAACAATCAACTCTATCTACAAGAGAATGTGTCGAAGTTGTAAAGATAGTAATAGAAATGCCGTCTATCAATAGATTTGTTTCTTGCGACAATTTTTCGATCCCACCAGAAAGGATGTTTTTAATCGCTCTCTCCAAGCGCCATTTGCTTTGCAGAATACTTGCTATGGGAATAAGATCTGAGGTCGCTCCGTAGAGGTTGCAGATCACCTTATCCACAACATTATTTAAGTCAACTGGTATAATATACATGTTGACTTCAATCGAAACAACACGGCGCTCCATGAGATTATAAAACTTGGTTAGTTGTTCTTGTATGGCAGTTCTATAATATTCTTCCAGACACCACTTTTTATTCAATTCGATTTCAGGATTCAAAGATATTCTCCTTTTTCTAAAATGGTTTCAATCCTACGAACACACACTTCTAAAAGCTTTCCCGTTGGCTTGTTGAATTGCTATATCACACATGGCTACATGGTGGTTGTATCGTTTAGTCTTTATGAATACCTCTTTTTGATACCGCGCGCGTTCAGCGCTCTCCTTCTCACGAAGCTCTTTGATCAATGTGATTTCTTCTGGTGTAGCATGTTTTCCGTATTCGATGGCTTCGTCCGTTGTGCCTTCCATATCGAACAAGCGATACTCTTTAGATTCAAATGGGGTCACTACTAATTCCACTCGATCTATTGAAGAGTACGTATGCTTCACAACCATAAAAATCTGGATATCGAGAAGCTGTACATTGACATTTTCAAGCTTGTAAATCTGACTTGACACAATCTTGTTGATATCGGCTGCCAGTTTCTTGAGCTGAACAGCATAAACGTATAGGTAGTCACCGGAAATATCACACGCCACTTTTCCGACAACATACTTCAAACTGGGTGGAGCGGTTATGCAACCATGGACGCGAATTCCCGTAACTATTCTGCCTGTATCGTTCAAAAAGCTGGAGATTGCGTCCTGGATTCTTTGCTTGTAGAGTATTTCGACGTTGTTCTTTACCATCCATTGTTGCATCGATACAGAGGGCTTCATGACGTTTGAAACTACAGGTGGTGTAGATGAAAGTTTCGTAACCTCACAGGTAACCCGGTCTACAAGGGAAGTCGTATTGCAAGCGAATATGTTCACGTCAATTCTTTTGATCAAGAGATTTGCTTCGTCTTTCAGAACTTGGAGTCCACTCTGAAGAACGCTTCTGATAGCATCTTCAAGAACCCACTTTGCTTGCAAAATCTCGTTTGAACTCAATTTATCCTTCCCATTTGAGATCCCTGCATTACACAGAACTTTAAATACGTGATAATGCGGTCCTTCATTGACATCGTCAAGTTTATGCATTATAACCTGAATACCCAAAATACGCCGTCCTGTTTTGTCGTCAAAAGACTTTAGGTGATATTGTATTGCCTGTCTATAAACGTCTTCCAGATGTTGCTTTTCATCATACATGTCTGTCTTTACTCCTTTTATGGTTTTCATGGTTAGATATTCGCATCGATTGTCGTATGGGGATTACCAACCCCATCATTATCCCGAACAAAGCATTGCAGATTCATTCTCAATGGATTATCAGAGAATCCTTTTCGTTGATTCATATCGAAACCTGACCAAAGTGCAGCTCTATGAAGATCAGGTGTACTAATTACAAGAGCTACACCTTGCCCGTTAGTAACTGCAAGTCTTGAATCTGTATATTTTCCTTTACATTTTCCGCATTGACAAGACCTCAGTTTGTAATCCAACGCCAGAATATCACCGCAAGATGTACAGTATATTAACTTCATCCTACCTCCGCAAAATAAGTTAATTCAATTTAGCCGCCGGTAAACGGTTCGTTTGTCAGAAGAATCCTACATTATCCACAGTATGTTTTGCCTGATGATGGATACATTTCATACGTGGTTAATTTAACATGATCAATGAGACTTGCATGTGATGTTGAAAACATGATAATAGAAATATGTTCAAGCCTTATGTTAGACCCATCATCTTGAATGCAGTTTTGTACCCGACAGAGCACATTATAGATCTGTTCTTCCATCTGCTTCTTGACAAGCAGATCATCTTGCTCAAGAGAGAAAGTTGAATGCATGCGAATTCCCAGCTGGCAATACACTCTATCGATTATGCGAACCTTGTGTTCTGCATTTGAAACCATGGATACTGTAATTCCATAAACTGCTCTATTCGTTCTACGAATGAACCCGTCGATCACGTTTTGAATTGCACCTGCACAATATTTTTCTAGTTCCTGTCTTTTAGCTACTTGTTCTTGAAGTGTTGAGTACATTTTCGTTTTCCTTTTTGTTTAAGGTTAATAAACACACCCTACCACGGATAATCGGCTACACCACCATTGACTGAATAAAATCCCTTTTGTCCACAGAAATAAAACTCGGTATACATCACCGAGCAGTAATACAGTCCTTGCATTTTAATTCTCCTTCTGTTAAATGTTTAACTATTTAGGTTTCCGCACTTTAATCTTCACTTCTTATGATTTTTGACTCTCGTTCTTTCCAGATCTTGGCCATTGTTTATATAGGACTGTTAAATCGATCATCTGTTTCTTAGGTACAGAACGGATTCTTTTGGTCTTAGCATTAATCCTTGTAACTTTACCGACTAATCTCCCACTTGAATTTTGATTGATCCAGTCAACGTTGATAGGATCGCATTCATATTTCACAACTAGACCCTTTCGATTCGTCGAATGAATTTTAGTTTGGCGGGTCAAGCGGTTATACTCTTCCAAAATTTCTTTAGTCTTCACCTTCGATCCTCCGTTTATTTCTGCTTTTTGAGAGTTGATAGATCAATCATGATAGTTGATTTCGAATTGCATAACGATCAATTTAAAAACCTTCGGGAAACCATCTTCAACAATTAATATATATAGATGGCTTATGATTAAAGAAGAAGTGATTTTGCTACTTCGAAAACAAAAATTTCTTGAAATACTTTGGTAGGAATAGACGAGGTTCCTGGTTTTGTTACAACATAATTTCCACAACCATTAGCGATGTTTGCAGAAGTTATTACATCTAAACCAGAAGAAATACAAGCAGCCATAACCGCAACAACTACATCTCCAGCTCCAGTTACATTAAAAACATCAACATGTTCAGCTTCAATATGAACTTCTGTTTTTAAAATTGTATCTTGTAAATACATACCATTTGCTCCAGCAGTTTTTAAAATATATGGAACATTTTTTACAAGTGGATGAGCAGTACCTAACATCATTAAATCATATTCAGTTTCGTTAGGGGTAATCATAAAAACATTATCATAATAAGAAGAATGAATTGGTTTTGGATCTACAATAATAGGAGTTCTAAGACCTTTTAAATAACTCATTAATTCTTCATTAATCATGCCCTTTCCATAATCCGAAACAATTATCATATCATAACATTGACGTAGGGTTGAAGCAATTTGATAAACAATATCACTATTCATTTGAACTGGATTTTCTTCATAATCAATTCTTAACATTTGCGTTTGTCGACCTTCGGTGACAACCCTAACCTTTTGAATTGTTTCACTGGTTGATGTTGTAATACCGAGACACTTTCCAATCAAACTAATAATTTCTTTACCGATCTCATCATCTCCAAGACCAATAACAGAAAATGTATCCACACCAATAGATCTTAAAGTTTTAACAACGTTACCACAGCCACCTAATTCAACATATTCGTTAGTAGCTTTTACAATTGGGACTGGAGCTTCTGGAGATATTCTTGATACAGAACCAACAATATATCTATCGAGCATGACATCTCCAACTACAAGAATAGATATTTCATTGAATTTTTTTAACGTTCGCAAGTTTCAACCTCCAACTATTTCACTACAAATCTTCGACACATAGCAATAATGATATCTTTATTTATAAATTCACCTGGGCATGTTAAATCCTTAATATTTGTTACTTCGTTGTGTAGTTGAATCTTATTAGGAGAGAGACCATAAATTTTTAGGATGGGATTAATAACTTTAAAGGAAAGAACTTCGTACAATCTTTTTTCAGGTACTTTTAAATCATAGCTGCCAAGAAATGCAACATGAAAGGCTCTTTGATTTATATCAGGGGAAATATCATCCCATTCGCAAAGGAATGATAAGGGTCTACAAGCTATAGCAATATAATCTTCTTTTACTTTTTCAATAATATAATGATAGTTTACATCACCTTTTTTCAACTCCAAAACTCCATTAAAAATATAAGGCATTTGATAATTTGCATTATCTATTTTAGCTCCTGGATTTTTATACAGTTCCCAAGTATTATGTATGATAATCCAGCGGAAAGGTTTTCGTCTAATTTTGAGAAGTTCTGGACGAAAAGGCATTTTCAAAACAGTATCCTCCTATGACATCTTTCGCAACTCACCCCAAACATATGTGCCTGCTTTTGTTCTGGTTCCAAATTTGTTAGGCGCTGTATTTGGTCTATTGCCAGCTCGATTAAATGAAACATGAATCCATGGTCTATTTGCGCCATATTCCCAAATAAGTTGATCATAATTTAAACTATTTTTGATATATTGAGCTATATTGTATTGTTCTAATTCTGTAAGCGTTGGAAATTGTAAATCACAAGCCTGCCCTCTTTCATGTTGTGAAGTTGACGATCCGGGACGAAATCCTGATGTCACGAGTATGTTTGCTCTTCCCACTAATGTGGATAAAGCTTCTCCAATATTTTCTGCCCAACCCTGTAAATTGCAAACAATTTCTTGAACTGTTAAACCATGTTGTGCTTTTACACGATTTTTTGAAAGAGCAGTTTTTGTAGATAAATCACTTAGAATAAAATTTGGCGATAATTGAAAATTATCAGGAGGTGGGTCTGCAACGGTTAAACAAGATACTGGAGGGGCTGTATCTGGAGGTGGAGGAGTATTATCCGTTGAATCAACAACTGTGGGTGCTACATTTAATGAATTTGATTTCGAGATTTCGGTTGGAGTTGGAGGTCTTCCAATAACTCTTGGATAAATATTTAAACCATCATCTACAGATTCTTCATCATCAATATTCCCAAAATCAACTTCTGTATATGTTATGTCAATACCTTGAAATGTAATGGTAACACTGATAGTTGTCACTTGATCACAAATTGTATATTTAGGACTTCCTGTTACAATTTGTCCACTAAGGCATCCACTAACAATACTTCCAAATAAAGCTTTTCCTAAATTATTTGCGAAAACAGTATTACTTCCTGTAACAATCTGTCCAGTATGTCCACATGAGCCAATTACAAGATCTGTAAGTCTAGCTTGTGGTAAATTGTCACATTTAATATCTGGACTTCCACTTATAATTTGTCCCGTCATGACAATACAAGGTACAGGTGGATGACAACAACAAATTCCTGAAAATAGATCAGTAACTCTAGATGCTTGAGGCATTGAAGATTCTCCTTAAATATAATCAGTAAATATTGTTTCTGAAGCTTGTAACTTGTTTATGTTTTCTTGTAACATAGATTTCGCAGCACTTAAATTATTTTGAAATGGCATTAAACCATAAGAAGCTCCTGTCGTTAATAATCTCGTTAAATAATCATTTCCAAAGTCCCAATCAGAAACTGATTTAGTGATTGTTGGATCATCATCCCAACCAACTCCTTCATATTCATAAACTACAATATCAGGATCTGGAGGAGCAGGAAAGATTGGTGGAGCTGCTGGAATTAGAATTCTCCAACCTGTGAGATCATTTCCATAAGATATATCTCCATAGGTTGAATCATATTCAACATAAGCTCCAGCACCAAAAGTAGGTAATTTTATCGTTGTAAGAATATCTTCTACAGCAGCTTGACAGACATCTGTAACAGCATGGGTTATTGCATTAATCTGTTCTTGAATTGCCACAATATATGTGTCTAGTTGTGAAATGGTGTCTATAAGACTAGAAACAGTTGATGAGACATTATCAATCATTTCTTTTAATGTATCTTGATATATTGTCATGCGAAAAAATCCCCTTTCAATAAATCTTTAACACTTGCAATACTATCCATAATACCTGACATCGACACAGATTTTACTGTATCAACAGCATCAATAGCAAGCTTCATATCAGAAATATGTGGTACCGATAAACCCACATTAGCAAATAATGCATCATAATCAAAGTCAGCATAGTTCAAAGCAAAAGGATCATCAACTATATTCATGGTTGAATATAAACTTTGCAATTGATATGAAAAATCATTCAAATATGGGTTATAATAAGATGGATCATAAGCACTACAAAGAGTTGACAAACATTCTATCAATTTATCAGCAGATTTAAAAATAGATGATAAGACATCTCCTCCTGGCAAGACTCCTTTTAAAAGATCATTAATATATCCAGCAATTTGAGCAACTCCAAATTCTGGAACAGTTGTTAGTAAACTATTGAGAGTATCATCAATAATACCATAAATTCCTTTGGACGTATTTAAAATTACAGAAAGTGGATTATTATCATTTAGATAAGCGCATTGATCTAAAAAAGTTTTTAATGATTCCATATCAGTCATTGTACTCCCTGGTATAGAATTCTCAACAGTAGTATTTAAGATACCAATTCCATTATTAATAGCTCCTGTACCAGAAAATGCCATTGTTCGAAGCATAGAGTCCATTGTTTGAGAATGCCCCATAATAGTACCCTGAGCTAAGGTTAGAGGATTAATTAAACTGGGAAAATCAGTTACTAATTTATTACATACAGATCGATCTGTTGTTGTAAAAGCCATTTCTATATTCCTTTTTCTAATGTTTATGTATCTCGATTTCCATGAGGACTTGCTACGGTTGCATCCATAGCTTGGGTTGCGGATTTTGATGCTCCACAATTATCTTGTATGAATGATGCATCATGGGAAAGAGTACCACCAGCTAAATTAGTAATATTCCCACCAGCTTGAACTTTATGAGTATCCTGACTAACTTCATTAATGGTTCCGCCAGTTGTTATTAGAATATCATCGGCTGATTTAATATGTGTTTCTCCACCATTAGCTAATATTTTAATATCACCAGCTTCGGATCTTATGTTAATATTTTCATTTGCTGTCAATAGCAAGGAACCATCCGTTTTAATTACAATATCATCTTTAAAATATGCTTGAAGTTGTTGTTGATCAATATCAATATGAAAGAAGTCTCCTTTATGAGTTCGAATAAGGATTTTTTCTTTTCCTGTTCTTTCATCAAACAAAATACTTGTTTGATTTCCATCGATCTCATAAACTGATGCAGTATCACCGCTGGGTGGGTTTGTTAAGGATCGTTTTTTTCCGGTAATTTCAACTCTAGCGTCAGAAGGATCATCTGATATAATAATTGTTCTTCCATTAGAACTTTTAAAGATTGTCCATTTATCTTCATAATTTGTACCAACTTGATTTTCTGGAAGAACTTTTGTATTTTCTAAATCTAAAGAACCAAAGTAGTATGGACGATTAATATTACTTTGTTCGAAAAATATCCATATCCATGATCCTTTTCGAGGAATGTAACTAGTGCCAGTATAATAATTTTCTTGATCGTTTTCAAGATTTCTTCCACCAATAGGATTATTTGCTGGTCTTGCCCAAATTCCTTTTGTATCTCCAATAAGAGGCATCACATCCGGAATCCATACCATTACCCTTCCAAATTTTTGAGGATCTTTATTTTCAACAACTTTTGCTCTATAGTTGCCATATAATTTTTCCATTATTTAATTCCTAAAAAGTAAACGAATAATGTCAATAATTCTTCCAAATGCATCTTCATTAATTCTATATAAAAAGGTTGGAACAATTGATGAGCCCACAATTTGAGACGAGGCAAGTGTAGCTAAAAATCTTGATAAATCTTCTAGAGCTGGTAAAAAATTAAATGTATAACTTTTTAAAATCTTAGATGTAAATAAGTGTTTATTCAAACCAGGCATAACTTTTAACTCAGATAATGATTGAATCAGATTTCCAATATCTGAAAAGTCATATTTATTTAACTCATCTTCAATTTCTTTATAATCAAAACCTGAATATGAAATTGATTGTGCAAAAACACTTTTCCCAGATTCTCCAAAAAATGCTGCATGTATATAACAGTTTACTAAGAACTTTAATTTCGCAATTTCTGACATAAAACTTCCTAGTAAACCATATTCTTTACCAAATAATCTAATAAACATAGCTGTAAAAAAAGATGAAATTATCGATGCATATTTTGAATCTATATTAACTCTTTTTGTCGTGACTTCTTCCAAACAAATTCCATATAAAATAGAAGCATATAAATTTTTTACTCCTGGTTTTGCAGATAAAACATCTTTAACACCAAATGGAAATAAATTAATTACAAGTCCTCCAGTTGGTTTATTATAAGCGACTGGTAAATTATATGTTGGTAAATAAACAACATGTAATATATTTCGTTTTTTTGACTTTTCTAATAGATCAAAAACTTTATCTTTTGAAAAATGATCAATTCCATCTTTGCTAAACTCTAACATTAACCGCATTTTGTCAAGACCGCTAGGAAGTATTACTTTATCCAAATCGGAAGTAGACATTGACAAGACGTTTGGAATATCTTTTAATAACACAAAATTTTTTTTAGTAATCATCTACCAATTTACCTCAACCATCTCATTTGTCTCTTTTTTGGAATATCGATCGGAACATATTGTAACAATAGCACTCATACTTGGTATTATAACAATATTTAAATTAAACTGTTCTAAAGAGGCAACACCATTTACATACATTAATAAATCAGCTAATGCAACTGTTCCATACTCATCATATGAAAGATAATCTGGTCGATACAAATATTTGCGATCAAAATCTTTTTGACTGGCATTTTTTAACAGATAATAAAGATTTTTTTCAAGAACCCACAAAGAGGGTGAAGGAAATGTAAACAGCTCATTTTTACAAACTAGCTGATCAGACATACGATCAATATCTACAGCAAGTTGTTTGCGCTGTTTACTTTCTTTATCGATTGTTATCATTTATTAAGCCTCTTTAACAAATTTTCCTAGCTAAATTTCCAGTTGAACATTTGTCTTGATGTCCTTTTTTATAATGACATTTTTCACAACAACTCAAAGCATAATCTGGATCTAAAGCAAAAAATGGTTCTAATTTTTGAGGACGTTCATGATGAACTTCTGTTGCTTTATCTCCACAAAATTGACAAATATAATCATCTCGTTTTAATACAAAAATTCTAAAAGTTTGATATTCAGAGTTTGTATATGTTATTTCATCTTGTTTTTTGTTTGGATCGTGGTGTAATCGATATAGTGGACATTCTTGTTTACATTTTTCTGAACAGTAAAAATAATATCCATCAAGACATTCACTGTTTTCTAATGCAGAAATTCTTACATATAACTGACTTCTTTTTGGTGTAAACCACCCACCTTTTTCTTTACTATTAAAACATTCTGAATATTTACAATGAACTTGAATTTCTTTTTCTTCAGGTTTGTTAGGATTATATCTTAGTTCTTCTATTTTTGAGAAGAATGTATGTTTGTTCTTTAAATCTTCAATTGTAAAATATGAATTTTTATTTCCTATTAAAGCTTTTGATATTTTATTCTTTGTTGCAAATGAATGTTTTTTTCCAAGATTTATTCCAATTTTTCCTTTGTTCCATGCAGTTCTTCCTTTTTTTCCTTTCATTCCGGACATTTGTCCTTTATGCATAATAGACATTTTATTCCTAGTTTTCTCTGAAAATTTTTTTCCTAAATTAGGTTTATTATGTCCATGAATATATTTATTTCCTTTTTTCACTGCTTGTTCACAACCACATAAACAAAATATCATCTAAGACTCTTCTCCTCTCGTCTCAGAATCTGTATAAACATTTCTACTCCATGAGCAGTTCTTGTCATTAATTGACAATCGTTCATTTAGAGTTGTTAAATCATCGTCATCAAGATATTTTGAATACTCTGAAATAAAAGTGCGATAATCACCTTTAACTAATGTCATTGGGATAGTGAGAAATCCATTATGAAACTTTTCATGCATAGAATTAAGTAACGGAAGATATCCTAATTTATTTGCAAAGTGCATTTCAATTGTTTTAGTCGCAATATCAAAAGTAGAAAATTCTTCATTTGCATCGATTTTTTTATTGACTAATGCTTTTACAAGAATAAATAATGATGGAACATGATGATGCACTTCAATAGATACTTCATTCATTTTTTCTTGAGTAATTGCACATTCTTGAAGCTGTAATACATCTCTAACATAATCTCTCCACAGATTATATTCTAAACTTGATCTGACAATCTTTTCACAATTCTTTAAAAATTTCTTATATTGAGTTTCATTTTCAAAATTTTTAACTCTTAATGCTAATCTAAATGGAGAATCTTCACTATACAACTCCAAATCTTTAGATAGAACTTCCGCCATTATCTTCTTCCTTATTTTCCATTGAAGGATTTGCAGAATTTAAATAAATCTTAAGTAATAATAAACCAGCAGCTAATGGGGCTTTATCAGCCTTACCAAGTGTATCTAAAAATATTTGAACCCCAACCCGAACAGGAAATTCTGCAATTTTTAATTGTCTAATTATTGGAACAAACGTTAGAAGATTTTCTTTCACAGCTTTTTTATCATTCTCAACTTTATATGAAGAATGAATAGCAAGTATTGCTGAAAGTGACGAAAGTAAAGTTTCAGGAATTTTTGTTGAATTTGTTAAAACCTTTTGAACCTTATCATAAATCGACATAAAATTTGGAGATCCTTTGTTTCCAAATTTCTCCAGACTTGCTATTGAGAATGATGGAATAGCTTCTAACGCTTTATATGCTAAATCATCATTTTTTGTTGATATAGATAGTTTTAACTGACTAAAAATCTTTTCTAGTTTCACAGGATCTGTTAATCGGTTAATAATTGGAAGGATATCATCTTCAATAAGAACTTCTCTTCCGCCCTTTGTTAATTCGGTTAAGGGTTGATCTTTTGTTTCCAGACATCCACATTCTAACACTGTCTTTTTATTTTTTGTTAATCTGAAAAACTGACTAGAAGCTTTTCGAACCTCTTCTAAATCTTCATATACTTCTTTTTGTGCAGATCCAATGGAAGCTAACAAATATGGATAATGAATAGTAGAACATAGTCCATTAAAACCTTCCATGCAATATGTAGCTGTTTTTGCAATTTCATCAACAACAATAAAGGATGGCCAAAACAAACCAAAAAGTTTCTTGACTTTAGAAGGATTATTCGTAATTTCTTGTTGCAATGAAGCTTGATCTACTAAAACAAAAACATCTTTTCCAAAGGCTGAATGTCCGCTTGTTCCATATATTACATCCTTTTCAACATCACCAGTAACAGATTTATTTAATTTAAGAACTCCAGAAAATATTTTCCAAATAGTTCTAACTATTTTTCTTTCTAGGATTCTGACAATACGAACAATAAAATTTGCACTATAATCATCAAGTAATAAATTAAGAAAATGCGCTTCAGAACTAACCGTATAAGGAAGGGCTTTAATAGCGATAATTTGTTTTCCTAATTTTGGATGATTAATTGTTACATACGTTGGTTCTAACGTCATAGCATCTCGTTGTGGTAATTCAACTTTTATTTCTGGTTTCTTGTCTTTATCTCTACTGTCTTTGTCATGGGGTGCAGGTGATTGACTACTCTGTTGTTTAGGTGATGGACTACTCTGTTGTTTAGAAGGTTTTGTTTTTTGAAGTATTTGATCTTCATGAACTAATCGATGTTTTACTAGTGATATTTCTTCTCCTGTCATGTCCGCAAGCCTTTGTAGAATTTCACTGGTATGATAGACAATTAAATAATGTTCCAAACTTCTACAAACTGCTAACAAAATATTCTTTGATACATTTGGAGTTGTTAAAACTGGAAAAACATACATCATAACTGTGTTCTCCTATAGAAGATATGCTGTATTCCCTTCATCTTTAACATTAACTTTTTTCGTTTCTTCACTTTGAGTAATTCTGACATCACAAAATTTATGATAAGCACAAAAATTACATGTATCTTTTGTAGCTCCTAATGCTTCAGGAACAACAGAAGCCATTAAAGATTTTTGTAAGATTGTTGCTCGTTTCAAAATATTTTCAGCAATTTCATTATTTATTGGAATATCAAATGGAAAAAGTCTTCTAGGACTTCTAGGAATATAAATTATTGTTATTGTTTTTATATTATAGTTATACTCTGTATTTAAAATATACGAGTAAACTAAACCTTGATAATAATGATCAGGAACATAAGTTACTACACTTTTTTGCTCATCAACTGATTTTAATTCATAAATATATTCAGAACGTATTGCATCAATTCTTCCTTTTACTTTATACTTTTCACTAACTACGGTTTTTTCAACTTCATCAAAAACATAAAGATCGGTAACCATTCTGTGAAGTTCATCACCTAATTTCCTCATTAAATAAACATACGGAAATTGAAATTGTTTTTTAATATCAATTTCATACTTTTGTCTTGCATAATAAGCTTGACGAATACAGGAAATGATTTCTGAAACTGAAATATATGGTCTCTCATATCCTTGAATCTTTTTATATTCGTCAATGAGTTTTGCTCTCATTAGGTTTTCAAAATGCACAACGTCAAAACCAGGTGTACCTTTATTTCTACCTTTCGGAATCAACTCTTGAAAGTCTTCAATTGTGGCTTGATCAATTATTTTTTTAGTGTGTTGTTCAACTTGTTTTTTCTGAATTTCCTTATTCTTTTTTAGTATCTCACCTTTATCTGGTTTCGGTACATCTTCTAAATATTTTAATAATTCTTCAAAATCATTGTCACTAGATATCTTTTCCACCATTCTCTAAAATTGTTAAT